CTTCCTTAAAGATATGGGTCTGTAATAAAAATTGCCACGAACAAGGCTTCCATGAACAAGTTTTCATGGGAGCTTTTTTTATTGGGTTAGATTGAGTTAGAAGTGAGATAGACTCATATAAAACGGTGAGGGTGAGGGAGAAAAATGAGAAGTGGTTCCAGGCGTGCCGGGGGGCAGGTACCTTCCACTAAATTCCATCAAGTTCTATAAAATTATATTGAACCTTATTATTTTTCATAAAACTATATTAAAATTCATAAAATCATTTACCCTATCCTCTTCTCTTTCTTCCTACTAAAAGAGCCAAGACCGCAATAGTCTTGGCTCTTCTTGATTAAGATATCTCTCTTAACCAATCTCTATTCAACTGACTCTGAATATAATCATCAATCCCCACAGATAAAGTAGTTAAATCTTCAATCTCTTCTACTCGAATAGTTTTGACATTTTCTAAAGGCTCATCAGACTTTACTTTTGACTTTGATTTCTTCTCTTCCTTAATTCTTGTCTTAGCAGCCTTCTTCATCTCGACTAACCAATCTTCTTCTTTCTCAACTTCTGTCTTTCCAAAAGAATAAACTGGCCTTGAATTAGGTCTGTTCTCTTGAACATCACTACCTGCTGCATTAACTGTTCCTAAATGTCTCCAAACATTTCCATCCCAGAAAATTAAATTCAATTTTTCAGACGTTCCTTGATGCCCTAAAGCATAAATAAAATTTCTATTTGCCCTTTTCGGATCAAATTTAATTTCCTCAATAGTATAAACTGGAGTACCTTTATAGTCTCCTACTTTACCAGATTCATAATTTAGATTCATTATACACCTCATTAAACCAATTATCAGTTTTTCTTACTTCATTACCAATTAAACTAATCTGTATCAATCTACTTTCTTCTTCATCAATCTTTTTATCTAATACTACATGATTAATCTTCCTTCCTCTTACAATATGTTCTGTAACCTTATCAGTAAGATAAAATCTAATTTCAATTTCTTTTCCTGCTGATAAATAATAATAACTGGTTCCATGTTTTTGAATAATAGTTTTTTCATTATGGAAACTTTTCTTAAAGTTTTCAATCCATTTTTCAAAATCATTTGTTACAATTAATATAGAGATATTCATAATTTTCTTCTCTCCCTTATCTTAAATATATTATATCAAAATTTTAATTAAAAATCCAATTCGCCCTTTTATCCCCCGCCAAGCAAAAACCGAGCGCCGTTTGCATAAGATAACACGAAGTGTTATCGTTGCAAACCAACAATTTTTGCAGAATTTGTAATTTTGCAGAAATTGTAAGATATAAGATAGCTATTTGCAAACTTAACAAAAAATCTACTTTTGCAACAATTCGATTTTTGCAAATTGCAAACATTTTAACAAAATCAAGTTGAAATCCTGATTTTTCCAGTGTCCATTTTTGCAATTTGCAAAAACAGAAAATTGGTAAATTGCAATTTTGTTAAAATTGCCTCGAAGATCCTTTTGCAAGTTGCAAAAAATTCTGCAAAAAAAGCATAGAAAAAAATCTACTTTTGCAATTTAATTTTTGCAAAAATTACAAATTTCTCTTCTTCCATCCATCAGAATGGTCTATTGTACTTTTGCTAACTCCAAGCTTTTCTGCAATTTCCGCAGATTTCATTCCTCCGAGAGCTAAGCGTAAAATTTCGTCGTCATCGACTTTCTTCTTTCTTCCAGCGCTTTTTCCGGCTTGAACTTTCTTTTCGTATTTATTTTTGCTAAAATCTATACGACTTTTTAAAATATTCACAAAAGATTGCGTCAACGCATCATCTGGGTGCTTTAACCCCAAATCAGTCCCGTACCGCACAAATTCTGCAATAATTTTATCTTGTTGCTCTATTGGAAGGTTTTTAATACTATCTAACCATTCTCTGTGGACGATAAAAGTTACATCTTGTGCCATTATACATCCTCCACTTCTCGTAAGATATTATCAAACGCCTCCAATAATTGCGGCGTAGCCTCATAAACCCAGCAATTAAACCGCATATTCTGTGGGTTCTTCATCTCTGTAAGATACTTAAACCCCATCTCTTGTAACTTAAGATGTATTCTCAAAGAGTAAATAATCTTAAAATTTTGTTTTGACATTTTAAATCCCCTCTCAATTATTCTTCGTCTTTTGCCTCTTGACTATCTAAAAACATCTTTACAGAACGACGAATAATCTGAGAAATAGTCAAGTCATTCTCTTCTGCAAACTTTGTTAATTTATTCTTTTCGTCAATACTAACACGAAAAGAAACTTTAGTCATATCGTCTCTTCTTGCCATGATAAAACCTCCTTTCCAAGAGATAATACAATTCCTTTTTATAATTTTGTCATATCTTGTCCTACAACTCATTTGTAGCTAATTGATTTTTTATTAAAATTTTGTTATTATATATACATAAGATAAAGAAAGGAAATGATAAAAAACATGCAGGGTGTATTTTATTGGGGAATGAGAATTTCTCGCAACGAAGTTTACCTCTTATGGAAACAGTTATCTTTAAATGATTACTCTTATATCCGCGAGAATTATATGTTTGAAATTCTCGGCTATGATGGTTACATTTTCGGTGAAATTATCGAATCCATCTATCCAGGAGAAGAGCCAGTTGAAGGTCCGCTTGACATCTTTAAAGCTGACAGAACCGACCAATCTCGTATTATATCCGCATATGATACAATAGCAAAACCACTTTTAAAAAAGGCTTTCTTTGGTCGCTATGGACTTACAATGCAGGAGAGAATCTAAATGAATAACACAATTACACTTTATCGTGACGGTATTCGAGAAAAATTTGTTTTTCCAGTAGACAAAATCGCATACGTCAAATTTAATGATTATGCACGACAAATTACTGTCGCTCCTATTGGAGCTGAAGCAATCTTTTTTAACATCTCATCATCTTATGGCAAAAGAGATGAGTATGATGAAACTAAAGACAATATTCTCAAAGCATTAAATAGAGAGGAGTGACGCTATGTATCCATTTATTTTCTGGGGAACTCGAGTTAGAGAGGATAACTATGAGCTTGAAAAATTTTCTGGTTGCACTTTTGCGGACTCGTATGCTGAAGTTATGACCGCAGTCGAAGATTATTACGGGGATGAATTAGCTGACATTCATCTCGAAGCTCTTGAAGAAGGTAACGTTATTGAATTTTCCAATCCAAAGGAGGGAAAGAAAATTGTCAAACGAGAAAACAACTAAAACTTGCGGGCAGTGCATTCATTTGATGCATTCAGACCAGGGTCATCACTACTGTAGACTGACTTCAATTATTTGCAATCCTGAGAATGATTTTTGTTCAAAAGGTTATTTTTATAATACTGACAATCTACTTATTTGTGCAGTTTGCGGCGAGCCGATTATTCCTTCGATTTCACGAGCTGTCGTAGAGGTTGTAGAAGGACAGGTTCACGCTTTTTGTAGCTCTTGTTATGAACACCATCTTAATACTTGCAAAACTTGTAAAACATCTTGCCAATGTGATTTTGAAACAAATCCAATTAAGATTGAAAAGATGGTTCAGAAACAGGTTCAGCGTGGTCCAGTAGTTCAGGTATTTCCAGTTAAAAATCCTGAACGTATTAAAGAAACTTGTATGAAAGGTTGTGGCTGTTGGAACAGTGAACAGCAAATGTGCAACCGTGAAGTAAATGTATGCGGAAAATATGAGGAACATGTTTACACTCCCTAACGTGTCAGACTAATTCTTATATAATAATATTATAGCATTTTTTTAGAAAGGAGTCAACTTTATGATATGGATTGTACTCGCTTGTATCTTCGGAGTATTTATGGGCAAGGTTATTCGTGATGAAGGCTTGGGCTGGGGTAGCGCAATTATAGGAGGTGCTTTTTGTGGATTTGTAGGATGGTTTTTAGCTTTTGTACTTACTGGAGCCGCAATTAGTGGTATATCTAAAGCAACAAATTCAGTAAAGTATGTTCCAGACCCAGCAGAGTCTCATGACATCGTTGCATTGCAAGATAATATTTATGCTACATGCTTTAGAAATGCGGATGGTTATTTAAAAATTACATATCTATATAAAAATATGGATGAAACCGGCGAAGAGAATTATAAAAATGAAACCATTGAGGGCAGCTCCGCACAAATCTACCTCAAAGACGATGTTGTCCCGCATGTAGATGCTTATAGGCCAATCTTTATTAACCAAACAGTTAATTTTATATTTGGCTCACCGATTTTTTATAGTGACAAATATAATATTTATGTTCCAGAAGACACTATAAAGATGGATTACAATGTTGATTTGAAATGAAAGGAGAATCTATGAAAAAGAAAATTGCGGTTTTGGCAGCTGCTGCGTTCATATTACTCGGATGCAGTGGATGTGGTAATATGGTAGCAAAATCCTATGGCGGCACTGTAAATATTGATTTACCTGTTGGAGAAAAATTAGCTGAAGTCACTTGGAAAGACAATAACCTTTGGTATCTTACTCGTCCTATGCGAGAAGGAGAAGAGGCTGAGACCTGGACATTTCAGGAGAAGTCTAACTATGGTGTGATGGAAGGAAAAGTTATTTTAAAGGAGAAAAAATAATATGTTTGATAATGATGATTTTATTGAAGGAATGGGATGTTTAGGTGTAATCGTAATGGCTGTGCTTCTGGTGATTTTTGCACCAATGTTGTCATTCTTTATTTGTTACTTTGGCGGTTGGTTATGTAAAATTACATTCGGTCCAACCCTTTGTAATGCATTGAATACTTTATTTAATGTATCATTTTTTGCACCAGAGAAGTTACCTCTTATGGCAGGTGCTCTTGGATGGATTGGTGGCTATTTTAAAAATACTTCAATAAGTAAGAATACAAAGAGAGATTAATATCTCTCTTTTTATTTTTATAAAAAATTATATTATAATATATATAGAAAATAAATAAAGAGGTGATTTTAAATGCAAGTACATATTAGATATTTTCATTGTCCAGTTTGTCATAAGGTAATGGTTGCGCCTAAGCACAAAAATTTTAAAAAGAAGAAGAAACATAGAAAAAATATGTGGTGTCCTTTCTGCAAAGAAGAAAGGCGTTTCATCTTGGATGAAGTCACTAAAGTTAATTACTAATTGATTTTATAAAAAAAATATTTTATAATATATATACAAAATAAAGAAAGGAAAAATGTTTATGGAACATGTGTTCAAGGGCTATGCAATCGCAAAGATTGAATATGGCGGATGGGGAAATAGTCATCCAGTAGTAAAAGGAGCGTTATTTAAAATTTTTCCTACAAGAGCTGACGCAGCTCATTGGGCAAATCAGCATGGATATAATTTATCTGGTAATGATGGATACCCAGAATATGGAATTATCAGTGTAGACATTTATCCAGGAGAATATGAGTTAAAGGAGTAGTGATAAGATGATAATTAAGAAATTAAATTGCGGAAATAAAAATGATTCTTATGTAACTGTACAGTTAAATTATGATGAAGTCAGGGATATTGCAAATACATGTTATTATGCGACTGAATTTATTCCTGCGGACCAGACTAAAATAAGATCAAATGCGGGCATTGCCGCAAACATGACAAAGTTTTTATTTGATATGGTAAAACATGGCAATATTCAGCTTGAAACAATTCAAGATATGTATATGGCTAAATTTGATGAAGATAAAGACAAATCAGCGGAGGATTGTTGATTATGATGTATAATATTTATGCGGGCTTAGGTGGCGGCTTTGGTGGTGCTAATTATATTGGCACTATAGATTGCAAATCCTTAGAAGATGCCTATGCTTTAGCAAGAGAATATGCAGTAGAAGAGTATGACTCTTATTCTGGAATGGGTGGTGTTACAGACCGAGGCGACATCTATGATAATCCAGAAGATTTCGGTCTTGATGAAGATTGGGATGAAGAGGATGTAGATGATGTCCTCAATGAAGAAATCAATTCATGGATCGACTACTGGGCTGTACCAGAAGATGAAGATTTAGATTTAGATGATGAAGATAAGGAGTATTTATAATATGAGTCCAATTATTAATCCACTGTTTTTTTATTTTATTTCTGTAACAGATGTACTTCGTTTTTTACTGCTGATTGGAGGTTTTGGAGTTACAGCGGTTGTCCTTTTTGTGGGCTTTATATGCTGTGTTGATTATGATGCAGAAGATATAATCAGGTTTTTAAAGAAACCCCTCATTATTGGCTTAATTGTCGGTACCATTGGAATTTTTGTACCTTCTGAGAATACCTGTTATAAGATGCTTGCGGCATCCCTTATTACTCCAGATAATATTGAAGTTGTGAAAGATGGAACGCAGGAACTGGTAGATTATATCATTGATGTAGCTGATCAAATCACTGAAGATGATGATGACGATGATAAATAAAAATTAAGAGAATCAAAGGAGACTAAAAAGTCTCCTTTGATTTTTTTTATAAATTTTATTATAATATATATAGAAAATAAATAAAGGAGTAAAAGTTAATGGAAAAACATAATCTTGAACGACTTCTTGAAGAATATAACCAAAACTTAAAAAGAATTAGAATCCTTCAAGAAGCTGTAAAAGAAGCAGCCAGGATTCTCAGTACAAATCCGCCTGGAGATTTAGATAGTTATACACCAGAAATGATGTCCGCATTGATTGGCAGTAAAGGAAATCCAAAGAAGTGGGAAAACTATTTGGTTCATATGGGGATGGAAAGATCGGGAATTAAATCTATCTCATAAAGCAACTAATAAGCCGCTATTGATTTTTTATAAAAAATATAATATAATATATTTATAAGATAAAGAAAGAGAGAGGTGTTCAAGATATGGCATTAGTAGCAAGATCTTATGTAGGACTGGAACAGGTTGGAGAACCTTACTTCGTAGGAACTAAAATGTATATCAAAGTAAAGATGGCAAATGGAAATCTGAAACAGGTACGTGCATATAGCAATGCTGAATATAAGAAATATTATCCAGACCTTGCCGCAAATACCGCAGAAGACCATTCCAACGATCCATATTGGAAATCTCAGAAAGAGATTCTTGGTTTCAAAAATGGATATATTACAATCTTTAAAGGCGATACTTATCCGCATAAAGAGTGGTTTAAAGAAAACGGTTGCCAGTATAGAAAATGGTGGGGCTGGTCTTTATCTTCTGAAGCAGAACTGCCAGAAGAACTTCCAGAAGGAGTCGAAGCTATTCGGCTTAACTGGGAAGATGTTGGCGAAGGTGAATCTCTTAAAAATGATACTATTGTAGAAGCGGCAGTTAATGCTTTACTCTATGAAGAGAGCCATTCTAATTATGTTGGCGAAATCGGTAACAGAATTGAAATTGAAGTTACTGTCACCAAAGCGTTAAAAATCAATGGCTACTATGGACCGAGCACTTGCTATACAATGGAAGATGCCGCAGGTAATGTGTTTGTTTGGATTACATCTTCTACCAGAGTGAGATTTGATGAAGGTGAAACATACTGGGTTCGTGGTACTATTAAAGACCACAAAATCTATAAGAATGTAAAACAGACAGTATTAACCAGATGTACTAAAGCAAATAAGGAGAAATAATTTATGGGATATGTAACAAATTATAAAATCAGTTTCATTCATTTCGGAAAGACTGAAATGCCAAAAGAAGCAGATGTTGTAAATGCCCTTAATAGTATCAATCCTTATGATTTTGAAGTTGGAGAGGATGAAAGTCCTCTCCTGGAGGACTTCTTTGAGGAACCTATTAAGTGGTATGACCATGTAGAAGACATGATTAAATTAAGTAAAGTATTTCCAGAAACTCTTTTTATTCTTGATGGATGGGGAGAAGAGCTTGGAGATATATGGAGAGAACTTTACATGGATGGAGAAAGGGTGCGGGCTAACCTGATGTTTTCTTTCTCAGATTTTAAAGTTATGAATAAGCCTGAGCATGAATCTAAGATTCTGCGGAAGGTGCTTGTGCGGACGCCGGATATGCCATCAGATATATATGTAGCATCTCCAAGAGACATTTGGTAGTCAAAAAGACAGCTATTGATTTTTTATAAAAATTATAATATAATATATACATAAGATAAAGAAAAGGAGATGATATTTAATGTTTGGAGAATCTAATTTATTCTTAGGTTTTATGGTTCATCAAAAAGATCTTGATAACCTTGCTCAGCAGATTGTTAATGAATATCGTAAAGGAAATACGACATTCACTGCACAGGCATCATTTGAGTTATCACCTTCAGATTTGGCTTATGTAGAGGATAAAGTAACAAAGATGCTTTCTTAGACATAATGAAGCTTGATTGATTTTTTATAAAAAATATAATATAATAATTATAGAAAATTAAAGAGAGAGGTAATTAAAGATATGGAAAAAGTATTTGATTTAAGAGACATGATTACAGATGATGAGATGACTGCTTTTGAGAAATACGTTGATACTTTTGCAAGTGAATATTATGGCAAGAGAAGTGTAAGTGGTAGAGAGCTTCTTCACTTCTGGGCTGATGCCAAGGCTCCGTATCTGTATAAGTTGCTTGGTAACAAACTTATCGTTTCTAAAACTGTTACTTTTGAAAAAGAGTCTGGTCAGATGCGTAGAGAAATGAATGACCTGATGGATGAGCATCTCTTTATGAGAGAGTTCATTGATAAAATCCAGAATAAGTTCTGGATGGATTATATTCAGAGTAACTATGCTTATGAGAATGAGAAAAGAGCGCTGTATGAGAACATCTGTGCTATTTGCAGTAATTCTGAGCTGATTGACAATGTTTACACAGGCGATACTTTCATGGTTCCTACTCCAGAAGGAAAAGAAATTAAGATTCAGCATGGTTGTAAAACTATGAAGGCTCTTGGAAAAATCGCTTCCGCTTATGGACTTAACATGAGCAATTTTGAGGATTTCCGTATTAAAGTTTCTCAGATTCTGAATCAGAAAGTGTTAAAAGGTAATCTTTGCCTTTCAATTCATCCTTTGGATTATGTAACAATGAGCGACAATGATTCTGATTGGAGTTCTTGTATGTCTTGGAGAGATAATGGATGCTACAGACAGGGAACTGTTGAGATGATGAACTCTCCGATGGTTATTGTTGCATATCTTACAGCTTCTGAGCCGATGGATGTTTGCGGGCTGGAGTGGAGCAATAAAAAGTGGAGAGAGCTGATGATTGTTAATAAAGACCTTATTACAAACATCAAGTCTTATCCTTACTTTAACTCTAATCTGACTAAAGCAAGTTTAAGTTTGTTAAGAGAGCTTGCTGTAAAGAACCTGCCTGAGTGGAACTTCGATGAAACATTAAGGGAGTACGAGTCAAATGAATGTACTTATGTGGATGATTATAGATTGAGGGTTTATCCATCATCTAACGCAATGTACAATGACTTTTTAAACGATCCTTACATGAACGCAGCATATTTCAATAAAGATTTATACTGCTATGCAAATACAGACGATGATGGTTATATCAGAGTATGTTTCAACTACTCTGGTAAGTCTGAGTGTATGGGATGCGGACAGGAAGCTGACTTCTATGACAATGAAGGACATCTGATGGGAGAATGCTGTGATATAGCAGTATTCTGCTCCTTCTGCGGAGACTCTTACAGAGATGAAGATGAGCTGGTTTGTGTAGATGGAAGACTTCTCTGTCCAGATTGCTTTGATGATAATGTAACTCAGGATTCGGTTACTGGTGAGAATCATCTTACTCGCAACTTAACTCGTATCAGACTTCTTTCTGATAAAGATGAAACTAAAATCGTAGAAACTATCTTTGTTTACGATATAGAAGAAAGCTGTACCGCAAAATACTTTAAGGTTATTCGTAAAAGAGAAGTCTTAAATAGATTTTATGCAGACCCATATTACTATGTATATCCAACAGATTGCACTGATGAAGGTCTTGCTCTCTTTGGTCTTAAAAGAGACAGTGAAGATTTTGAAGATACAACTTGGATGGAGAGTGTAAAAGAAGAGTATCAGAATGTTGATGAAGAAATAGTTATTGACACTCCTCATGATTGGAGAGAATTTTATAATGCTTGCAATCTTTTTGATAGAGGAGATTTCTTGGCACCATGGAGTCGTATTGGAGACATTGCAATGGCACTTTAAAAGAGAGACTTGCTTTTAAATAAAATTTATTATATAATATATTTATCAAAGATGAAGAAAGGTTAAAAGGTATAGATTATGGAAAAAATTACAAAGAGAGAAATGTATCAGGCACTTATTCACTTCGCAGAGACTGGCGTTATGTCTTATCCAGCAAAAGAAGAGGGCGTTGATGATCCAACAGTAACAAGTGAAGAGCTGAAAGCCTTTGCTGAGAATGAGATTGTTCTTCTGGATAAGAAGCTGAATAAAGCAAAAGAGAATGCGAAGAAAAAGAGAGCTACATCTGATAAGTTACAAGAAGCTATTCAGGCAGTTCTGACAGATGAGTTTGAGACTATCGCAGATATTGCGGCAAAAGTTGAAGATGAAGACGCTACAGTTGCTAAATGTGTTTACAGACTGAATGCCCTGGTTGAGGCTGGTATTGCTGAAAAGACAGATATGAAAGTAACTGGCGCTGAAGGCAAAAAGAGAACTGTAAAAGGATACAAGTTGGCAGGTGAGCCGGTTGTTGATGAGGAGCCAACTGATTCAGTTGAGGAGTAATTAAACTAAGAGAGTTGCTATATAGCAACTCTCTTTTTTTTTTCAGCCCCATAAAGTTCGGTAAAACAAAGCCGGCCGGCGCTGGGCGCACACTTCGTAAACCTAAAACAAAAAATGGCTTTACTATTTTTTAATTGACAAGGCTATATTTTTATGATATTATATATTTATAAAGGAGGAGTGTATACTTATGAAATTTTGTTTATCCAGTAGACAACAAGCTGATTATCTGCATAAGGCAGACGAAATTAAGTTTTATTATAGAGATAGAAAAGCAATTCCAGACTTTTTTGAAAAATATCCAACAGCAACAATTATATTGGTTCATTCAAATCTTGATGATGAAATTAATTGGAATGAGATAAGTAATTATAATATATTGTCTCAAGAAAGATTTATTATATGTGTAGATACTATTGATGATTGTATTGCGGCAAAGGCTCAAAATATTCCATTTTATCACAATGCTGGAGTTAAGACCGCATATGAATTAAGAGCATTAAAGAACTTAGGAGTTTGTTATGCTTTAATTGATGCTCCATTGTTTTTTAATATGGATTTAGTTAAATCTATTGGGGTTCCCGCACGAGCAGTACCTAATTTAGCTTTAAAGGATGGATTGCCAAGAGACAATGGTATTGTAGGTACTTGGATTCGTCCAGAAGATTTAGAAATGTATGAAGATTACATTGCCGCAGTAGAATTTGAAGATTTTACTGAAGATAGAGAGAAATATTATCAAAAAGAACGTGCGATGTTTCGTATTTATGCTGAACAAAAACATTGGCCAGGTAATCTTAATATGCTTGTTACTGGTTTAAATTTCAGTGCTTTAAATCGTGTTATTAATCCAGTATTATCAGAAAGAAGAATGACTTGCCACCAAAAGTGTGAGGAAGGTGGACATTGCCGTTTATGCTATCATGTTCTCTCTGCCGCCGATCAAGAATCTATTGAACAATATCGGGACGAACTTTCTGCTAATTGATTTTTTAATTAAAATATAATATAATATAATTATAAAAGAAAAAGAGAGGAGATTAATGTGCAGGTATTAAGTCCTAATGATTTAAAATTATTTAAGAATTTACTTGAAGCTTCCCCAGAAAAACTGATGAGGATGTTAAATCGGATTCTCTGCGGCAGATATAGTAATCTCACTTATACAGGAGATTATTTGTATGCTATTGGAGATATTCCGATTGGGCTGGTGGCTCACGTAGATACAGTTTTTCCAGAGCCGCCAGAAGATATATATTATGATAGAGAAAAAGGCGTAATGTGGAGTCCGCAGGGTCTTGGAGCAGATGATCGTGCAGGTGTATTTGCTATACTTAAAATTATTCAGTCTGGGCTTCGTCCAACAATAATTTTTACTACAGATGAAGAAGTAGGCGGTCTTGGTGCCGCACAGCTTGTAAAAGATTTTCCTGAATGCCCAATCCCAGATTTAAAATACTTAATTCAGTTGGATAGACGTGGGACAAATGATTGTGTATTTTATGATTGTTATAATGAAGATTTTATTACATATGTAGAATCATTCGGTTTCATTGAGGCTTTTGGAACTTTTTCAGATATTGCGGAATTATGTCCAGCATGGGATGTTGTTGGAGTTAATCTATCCATAGGTTATGAGAATGAGCATACCAGGTATGAAACTTTACATTTGAAGCCTTGGATGGCTACTATCGAAAAAGTAAAACGTATGCTTAAAGAGAAAGATATCCCGGATTTTGAGTATATTGAATATTCTTATTCTTATAATGGAGCAAAATGGGGTTATGATGAGAAATACAAAAATTGGTATGATTATACACCTCATTACAGATGTAAGAGCTGCGGAAAGTCATTTTGTGAATATGAAGTGATTCCAACCAGAAATAAAAATAAGAAGATTGTATATTATTGTCCAGATTGTTGTGTTGATAATGTAACTTGGTGTTTAGATTGTGGGACAGCTTATGAGAAGAAGAAAATGTCTGCGTGTCCTAAATGTGGTAGCGAGAGGTCAGAAGATTGAGCGTAAAAGAGATTGACGAGATTAAGGAACAGTTTAAAAAGGTTATTTCCTATTCACAAGGAATAGAAAATCCTGTAGTGGATGATTTATTTGAGAAGTGGTTAGAAGGAAAACGTGATTTCATAGAAGCAATGGGCGGAAAATTAATCTATGAATTTCCAAAAAAAGTATTTTTTGAATTAAATAAGCATGATAAAGAGATTAAAGTAGATGATTTTGCGAATTTAGTTGAACAAAACTATTCTAATCCTGGTTTAGCTGATTTTATCAGCTCTCAAAGAGAAGGCTTTTTTACAAATCGAGTTATCAATTCTATTGTTACTGATAAAGGTGACAAAATTCCAAAAGATATGAAACTTTTAAAAGCGTTTAAGTTTTTTGAAAGTAATAAAGAAGCATTGGAGGCTTTGCAGGCTGCGGCGAGTATGATTATCCAAGAGGATAAAGTTGAAGGAACATTATGCCTTTCTGTGCATCCGCTTGATTTCCTTTCAGCCAGTGAAAATAATCATAATTGGCGTTCATGTCATGCGTTAGATGGTGAATATCGAGCAGGAAATCTATCATATATGACAGATAGTTGTACGATTATGTGTTATCTTAAATCTGATAAAGATGAAAAATTACCTAATTTTCCAGAAGATATAAAGTGGAATTCTAAAAAGTGGAGAGTTTTACTTTATTTATCTGAGAATTGGGATATGATGTTTGCGGGCAGACAATATCCTTTCAGGACTGATGTAGGTATTAATTTTGTTAAAGATAATCTTTTGCCGCAAGCAGGATTAGGAGAATGGAGTAAATGGACGGATAAAAAATTAAAAGCATATGATAATGGGGTAAATGATTTTGATTTTCAGTATGCCTATATACCTTATGGAGATAGTTTAGCTCCAATTAATGAGATTGTAAAGAATCGTAAAAATTCATTACAATTTAATGATTTATTGCAATCCAGCTGTTATGAACCTATGTATTGTTATAAAATGACAGAATCTCCTTGGTATACATATTTTTCCTCACTTGGAATGGAGAATCATCCGGCAAATAAAGAAAAAATTTTAAAACGTATTTATGATATGCCCAAAATTAGAGTCGGAGGCGAAGTTAAATGTTTATGTTGTGGTAAGAAAAATATTGAATTAACTGAGTCTATGATGTGTAATGATTGTGAAATTGAATATGGGCAAGGCGATAGTGATATCTTTGGAACTTGTCCATGCTGCGGGCAGAGGTTTGTATTTGATGATGGATATTATGTAGAGCTTGCTGATGAAGTAATTTGTCCATCTTGTGCAGATACAGAAACTGCTGAATGTGCAAATTGTGGTGGCTTATATTATAAGACTGATATGCAATTTGATCATACTACTGGATTGTATTATTGTAAAGATTGTTATATAGATTGTAGAATAGGAGAAGAAAATAATGATCGAGACGAAGGATTTTAAAGAGGACTCTTTATACTCAAAAGTAAAAGAAATAGAGCGTAGTTATGACTATTTAAGGAATGGACATCCCAGCTGGGATATTAATCAGATTTTAACAATCTTAAATTTTGGTGTATCAATGTGGAATACAGAGCATATGAATAGAGATCTTTCTGCATCTTTTAGTATTACAGATGCAGAAAAACAAGACTAAGGAGGGATGACTTATCGCTAAGGGTAGTACAGCAAAAATAAACGTACAGAATAAAATTGCGATGGCTTTTGGAGCCGATTATATTGGAGAGCAGGATAAGAAAATTTATGTGTGGGCAGATGATGGTGGAGAACGTGTTCAGATTGCTATTGCTATGACATGCCCAAAAACACCTATTGCGGCAGAGAATGAAGCGGCTCATACTGCATGGGATTGGAGTGAAGATACTCCTACAACCCCAATTAGAGGACAAAGGGCTGAGGTAATGAAACCAAAAGTAGAGATTACTCAGGAAGAGCAGGATAAAATCGCTGATATGATTAAGCGTTTTGGTCTGTAAGACAAAATATTATTAAATCTCCTCGGGCACTCTACAAAAATTTTGCCCGAGGATTTTTTATTAAAATTACATAAATAGATACTAAATTGATTTTTTTAAAAATTTTTTATATAATATATATAAAAAGTTAAGAAAGAAGAAAAAATAAAAAAGAGGTATCTGTATGGGAGTAGATTTTCGTGCTGTCGTAGCAGTTGGTTTTGAATTATCGCATCAAGATTATATTGAAGAAGTAATTTGGCGTGATATTCATGAACCAGATCATGGCAGAAAATGGGCAAAAGAGATTCAAGATTATTTAATTATTCTTGACTGTTATACAGATGAGAGTGATTATATATTTTCAGATAATTATGTAATATCAGAACAGACATATGGAGTATCTATATTATCTCTTTTTAGGGATGTAATAGATTACAAGAAAAATAAAGAAATGATTTCAGCTTTTAAGAGGCTTTTTCCAAGAGCCAATAAACAGTTGGATATATTGTATGCTTTAAAGGTGGATTAATCCACCTATATAGGTCGGTAACCTTAAATTCCGCTGGGCGGGAGTGAGTCTCCAAAACTCATGGATAAGGGGTTCGATTCCTCACCGGCCTGCTAATTAAAAAATCTTAATTGATTTTTTAATAAAAAAATATTATAATATATTTATAATAAATAAAAGAGAGGTGTTTTCTTAATGGATAATGTAAAAGTAGCGACTCCAGAAGCAGTTGTAGATAATTCTATTAAGATTTATATGCGTGAAATGGGACAGTTTTCTATGCTTTCAGCAGATGAAGAGATTAAGCTGGCTCATAGAATCGCTGAAGGAGACCAGTCCGCAAAGAATGAATTAGTTGAAGCTAATTTACGTCTTGTTGTTTCCCTTGCCCGCCATTATCAGGGTTGTGGTTTATCTTATCAGGATCTTATCCAGGAGGGAAATATTGGTCTCATTAAAGCCGCAGAAAAGTTTGATGTATCAAAAGGTTTTCGTTTTTCAACTTATGCCTCTTGGTGGATTAAACAGGCTCTGTCAAGAGCTATTGCGGACCAGTCCAGAACTATTCGTATTCCTGTTCATATGACTGAGAATATCAATAAGTTCAAAAAGGCTGAAAGAGAGCTTCTTAGTCAGTTAAACAGAGAGCCAAAAATAAAAGAAATTGCTGATGCAATGGGTATTTCTGAAAAACAGGCTAAAGAAATTCAGTCTTACATTGTAGAGCCTACAAGCTTGGATATTCAGGTGGGTGATGATGATGATACCACTATTGGTTCATTTGTTGAAGATACTCATTTTGTTAATCCAGAAAGTGCATATATCAAAGAATCTAATGGAGATGTGGTGAATGCGGTTCTTGATACATTAAGTGACCGTGAAGCTAATATTCTTCGTTTGAGATTTGGTATTGGCGGTAAAAAAGCTATGACTCTTGAGGAAGTTGGTAAAGAATATGGTCTTACAAGAGAGCGTATTCGTCAGATTGAAGCAAAGGCTTTAAGAAAGCTGCGTCATCCGAGTCGTGCCAATATTTTAAAGGAGTGTATGGCTTGAGTTATGAAACAGTAGGTGGAATTGTATTTATAATCTTAGCAACGCCAATGGCATGTTTATCTATGGTGGCGTTAGCTTTAAAAACATTATTTTTAGTGTTTGATGATAGATAGATTTCTTGTGGTGGGAGCGGAGACGCATGAGCCTGCTCCTATCGCTTGAATATATAAAAATGAGGTGTATTCTATGGATTATGAGAATGTAGTATGGTTTTTGAAGAAACATAAGAAATATCATTATGTAAAAGAAACTCCTTATTCAGTTACATTTGCAACTGAGCCAGATAAAAATGGAAAAGTTGAAACTGTTGAGGTAATGGAAAGTTATTTTCTTCAGTTTAAAGATAAGTAAATTGATTTTATAAAAAAATTATTATATAATATATATATAAGATAAAGAAAGGAAATAAAAAGATTATGGGAATTACTTGTAAGCCAATAGGAAAACTCAGAGGAACCCTCAGAAAGATTCAGAATGAGAAGGATAAAGAGCAGCAGATTAAAAACCGCTCTAAGTCGAAGGAAAGTAAAGAAAATTGATTTTTAAATAAAAAAATGTTATAATATATATGTAAAGACAGTTAATCAGCAAATAACCTTTTCTGGTTAATAGATGATAAAGAAAAAATTCTTTTGCGATTAAGAATTTTTTAGTATATGTTTAGTGGTAGCTAATTTCGAGTCTAATAAAAAATCGAAAAGGTTCCAACTGTCTTGTTAAAATAATCCCCTATAGCTCAGTTGGTAGAGCGGCTGGCTGTTAACCAGCGTGTCGCAGGTTCAAGTCCTGCTGGGGGAGCTTGGGACAATATCCCATATTACCTCTCTTTTAGGGGAGAGTTCATCTCTCCCCGTTCATTTGCCCGATTGGTGGAATTGGTAGACACGTAGAAAGAGATAAAAAGGAAGACACGAAAAAAAATGGACGATTCTTGATAAAATAATTATATCCTTTTATATATTATATAAAAGGAGGTACGAAAAATGCGTACAGATATTTTAGAAAGAAAAAATGAAATTTTACAATGGATTTCAGAAGAACAACCTAAATGTTATATTTGCCAACAATTACATTGTAAACCAGAAACTTTAAATTCTTATTTAAAGAAAATGAATATTGAATATGCTGGTCAACAAGCTAAAAAAGGTCAACAAAAAGGTCCTTGCGGATATAGACCTGCAAGTTATTATTTTGATAACAAACATGCTATTAACTCTCATAAATTAAAAGAAAAATTATTTAAAGATGGTTTAAAAGAAAGAAAATGTGAGATTTGTGGAGCTTCTATTTGGCAAGGTGTTCAATTACCATTAGAGTTACATCATAAAAATGGTAATCATAATGATAATTCATTTGAAAATTTACAAGTTCTGTGTCCAAATTGTCATTCTATTCAAGAAGGAAATAGTGGCGCAAATATTGGAAAATATGAGCGAGTGCTGGAACTGGAAGACAACTTTGACTTAGAATCAAAGGCTTTATAGCGTACGGGTTCAAATCCCGTCTCGCTCACTTCTTACTATTTTTCTTCGGAGTGAGAGTTCGAGTCTCTCATTGGGCATTATCAATAAGCTGTCATACGGTTTATTGACACACTTTCTTGCACTGAGAAAGAAAATAATGTGATTGAGATGTATGAGTATTGCATAGCGTACTGGTGTTATGCCGTTTGGGAGAGATTGTGTAGCATGGTGAACCTCACTCCGAGTCCACGGACGGACTCATTTAAAGACTAACGTCTCGCCATGTGCTTTTTAAGAGGAGAACTGAGTTTTAGCACTAAACTCGACTCATAGCAACTTTTAATGGCTTATGTTGCTGTGGAAAGCCTAATAAATATGCTCGAATGGTGGAATAGGTAGACACGGCGGTCTCAAACACCGCTCCGAAAGGGTATGGGTTCGAATCCCATTTTGAGTATTAAAGTGCTTCGCCATTTATAAAAAGAGCGAACCTTTAATTAACCAGAGTCCAAGTTAGAGGTAAATACCTGCTTGCGTTGAGCGCTTTGGCGGCTCAATAAAAACCTCAAAAAAAAATGGCGTGTACAGAGCTGGGCTGTATGAGAAGTCTAAAGAAAATAAAATTAACAGGGACAAATAAAATTGCATGGCGTGAAAGGTAAGATTGTAGGTATAGACGAAATGGAACCAAAACTTAAAGTATAGGGTACGGACTATCCCTGTCGAGTCATGTAGCTGGGATTAGCAATCAGTTTACAAATACTAAGCTGCAACCCTGAGACTTCGAGGGGTGCTATACAAAAAGATTATAACACCCCTTAATTTTTTCCTTATTGATTTTAAATAAAAATTATTATATAATATATTTATAAGATAAAGGAAAAACATTATCAGCAATTCATTTTTGATAACAAACCCGGATGTCGTGAGTTCGAGCCTCACCCTATTAGTGGAAAACTTTTAGGTAGCTCAGCTGGGAGAGCACCAGGCAACTTCAAAATATGTTTTGATTATCTTATTAAAATTAAAAAGACAAATTCTGCAAAAACTTTAAATACAATTTGACCCTTCCAAGGTTAAGACGTTGGTTCGAATCCAACCCGCCTCTATGGGGCGGTAGTTCAGTGGATAGAATATTATGTATATTTTGTCTTGAATAAAAAATCTTAATTGATTTTTTAATAAAAATATTATATAATATTTATATAAGATAAAGAAAGGAAATGATATTTATGTTTGATGATTTTGATTTAGGTCCACAGTGTGAAGAATTTTATGATGATGCTGAATACTGGGAATCCATTATGAATGAGGAACCAGAAGAAGAAGAGTAATAAGTTTTTCGGCTCTATAGTCAAGCGGTCTAAGACGACAGACTCTCAATCTGTAGACAGAGGTTCGATTCCTCTTAGAGTCATCTATCTGCGGCGATACTGAAAAAAGTTTTTAAGTAGGTATCATCGTGGTAGGATTAGGTTTGGGCATGTTCCTAATAAAATATGAGTGTGCAGTGTTTGGTAGTGACAGGTTATACTACAAAAAACTTAGATTGAAGAATCACAGAGTTCGATTCTCTGGCTGGCGCTGAGGATGCCGGTGATGGTCTGGTTTGAAGAAATCATTTTAGCTGAATGGCGGATTCTTTGCCGAGTTTCCAATAAAATGCTAAATAAGTTTTGGAGAATCTGCGGCAACAGATTCTTTTCTATCCCATTCGCCAAGTGGAAAAGGCAATAGATTTCTAATCTATTATTCATAGGTTCGAATCCTATATGGGATGTTTGAGATACATACAGCAATTTTTTCTTCTTATTTTTAGGATATGGAAAAAGGTGTTGGGTTCGAATCCCACTGCGTTTTAGGGGACGTATGGTGTAACGGTAGCATTACAGAGAAGTATCTCGTAAAAATCCCTACATTATAGCGGGGTAGAGGAGTGGTTCCTTGCCAGTTTCATAGGCTGGAGACGCAGGTTCGAATCCTGCCCACCGCAATTACAGTTAAGTTGAAACGGGTCAGGTCCAATCGCCCGCCCGCCCGCCCGCCCGCTTAATAAAGGAGAAATATAATATAATGTCTTGTGGAATTTATAAAATTACAAATAAAATAAATAATAAGATTTATATAGGACAAAGTGTAAATATTCAACAAAGATTTTATACTCATTGTTCAGATGCTTTAACTAAACAAGATAATAATTATTTTCATAATGCAATTAGAAAATATGGGAAAGAAAATTTTTACATAGAAATTATTGAAGAATGTTTAGAAGAAGAGTTAAACAATAAAGAAATTTATTGGATAAAATATTATAATGCAACAGATAAAAATATAGGGTATAACTCTTCTATTGGAGGAGAAGGTAATAGATATTTTTCTATAATAGAAATGCAAAAACTGTGGGATGAAGGAAAATCTTCTAAAGAAATTAGTGAAATTTTAAATTGTTCCAGAGAAACAGTTGCAGCCAATTTAAAGGGATATAAAGATTTTTCTCAAAAAAGCTCATACTATAGAGGAATGGCTTATGCAAATAATCCGCAGCATAAGAAAAAAGTATATCAGTACGATTTTGATGGAAATTTTATTCGTAGTTTTGATTCATTCTCTGAAGCAGGATTAGAAGTAAACGGAAATAAACAATCTGGTTCAATGATAAGAAAAAGCATTAAAAAGAAAACTTCTGCTTATGGTTTTCAATGGAGAGAAGAAAAACAAGAAAAAATTTCTGCTTATGATAAAAAGTGAGGTTGGTTTCCAGCTTACCCAAAACTTCGTGTGTTTGGGGACATGTTCCCACTGGTTGTAAAACGTCTTCGCATTTAAAGTGGTATTGAAAAATGTATTCCGCCAAGTCTTTAACTTAATTGATTTTTTAAAAAAATTATATTATAATAATAAAGGAAAGTGAAATATGAAACAAGTATTTACTTCTGAAGATTTATTAAAAATGGCTTCTGAAAATTCTTTTGTAGATATTGAATTAGAAGATCCAGAAGATGAAGAAAAGGAGAATAAAGATGAAGAAACGAAAACAGAAATATCGAAAACAGAATAACCGTCTGTAGCCAAGCGGAATGGCAATCGGCTTTTAACCGATATATCGCAGGTTCGAATCCTGTCAGACGGATTTTGAACTTGTATAGCTTAGTTGGTAAAGCAAGGAACTCTTAATTCCGAGAGCCTGGGTTCGAGTCCCAGTACAAGTATTGCGGCCCCGTGGTCTAATGGTTAGTGACTTCGCCCTTTCACGGCGAAAATGCTGGGTTCGAGTCCCGCCGGGGTCATTTAAGACAGAAACCGCAAACAATTATATTATTTCAAGGAAAGAACTTTTAATTCTTACAAACCTAAAATAAACTGTCTTGTAAAAAAGGAGAAAATTTTTATGACTGATAAAGAAAAGTTACTTGGTGGAATTAAATTAATTCAATCAGCTTGTCATAATACTGCTTTTGTTGTAGAAGATTTTAAAGATGAAGATTTTACTAAATTAAAAAAGCAATATTCTTCATTACCAGCTTCAAGAGTTTCTTTTATGATTGCAGATGGTTATGAAAGAGAACCAGCGGCTTTTGATTTTGATGAGTTTGGAAATTTTCTTGGAAGATTTTAATATTGCGGGGTAGTAGCAGTGGAAGCTCGCCAGTTTCATAGGCTGGAGGTCCTGGGTTCGAATCCCAGTCCCGCTATCAAAAGAACTCCAACAAGAGATCCGTACATTTTGTTTTTTGTGTTTCTTTTTTCCTTTCTGTGTGGTTGGTATGTACGGCTGGAGGATGCCATCTTTTTCTAATATATCTGGAATGTATTAGAAACAAAAGAATAAGTGTAGTAGATTCTTTTACATCTAAGCCTTATGGTTTGTTTTTCTTGCTACTACTTTTTATAATCCTTTTGGTTGGGTGGTAGAGTTGGTTTAATACGGTAGATTGCTAATCTATTGATCGGGGTAACTCGATCCGGAGGTTCGAATCCTCTCCCAATCGTTATGGCGGGGTAGCATAGCCTGGTCGAATGCGGGAGTCTTGAAAACTCCAGACCGTGATGAGCGGTTCGTGGGTTCGAATCCCACCCCCGTCGTTATGGTGAATATAGTATAACGGTTAGTACATCAGATTGTGGCTCTGAAAGTGAGGGTTCGATTCCCCCTATTCACCCTTAATACAATGAAAGGAGATTAAAAATATATGAGTTATCCAAAAAGTTGTGTGGATTGTCCATATTATAGATCTTGCACTTCAGGGATGCATTTAGGTGGATGTATATTTTATACTCCAAAAGATAAACGATTCAGTCTTATAGAGCGATTTAAAAAGTTTTTTAAGGTTTTCTTCTAAAAAATCTTATTTTTATGCCTTATTAGCGCAGTTGGTAGCGCAATTAATTAGTAATTAATAGGTCGTTGGTTCGAGTCCGACATAAGGCTCTATGGCGAGAAGGCGAAGTGGCTACGCAGCGGAACCATATTAGTCTTGAAAAAGAGTATGGCGGCAAGCGGACTTTAAATCCGTGGTCATTATGACATCTAAGTTCGATTCTTAGTCTCGCCACTTAAATTGGAAAATTATGGGTATAGGGGTGGGCATTATTTTTAATTAATAGTTAAAAAGTTGATTATTGATATTTTATAAAAAATATTATATAATATATATGTAATAAAGATAAGGAAAGAAAAAAAAAGAAAGGAGAGGTAAACGGTATGATTAAAAACAAAGACAGAATTCAGTACACATTAGCTCATAGAAAAGCATTCAGAAAAATCGAAAAAGAACTTCTCGGCTATAATACTTTTAGAAGTCTCTTTCACGATTTAGACAAAGTGTTCCTGTATCCGTTCTTTGATTATAAGAAAGTACATAATTTTCATAGAAATCATGCACATCATCATACTGTAAAAGCAAAGACTCGTAATGATTATATTCAGATGATAATTGATTGGGAATGTGCAAGATACACAAAACCAGACAAACCTCTGAACGCAAGACAGACTTTGTATAAATTTTATCCAGAAATTGAAGATAAAATTTTACCTCTTTTGGAAGAATTTCATCTATAAAAATGAGGTGGTATTTATTTTATGAGTGTACCAAGAAGTAGAAGAGAATATGAAACTATCACAGAGCAATTATATCAAGAGCAAAAAGAGAGGGAAAAGAATATGGAAATGAAGAAAATGTTTGGAAATCTTGAGTTTGGACCGGTAAATAACTATCATTTAAGCCATCTTGGCATTGCATTACAGAATGCCGCAGGTGAAATTGTTTCTTATGACAAACAGAAAAATGAGATCGTAAATGTAGACCTCATTGATTTTGATGCAAAAGGTATGATTTATGCAATGCCTTGTGCTATTAAAGATGTTCATGTTGGCGATGTTATTCGTCACACAAATGGAAATGCTGTATTTGTTGTTTCCACAGACAATGGTATTCATGTAGTAGATGTTGCCGCAGGTGAGAAGAAAGAAATTCTTCCTACAAAATCTATGTTTGGTTTTAACTTTGTAACAAAGATTGTAACTTTAATCGACTTTTCTGGATTAAGTGCTTCTGAGGATAAGCCTTTTGGAAATTTACTTCCATTAATGTTACTTGGAGATAGAAAAGGTGGCTCTGGTTTGAAGGATATGCTTCCTTTGATGCTGTTAATGGGTGGTAATGGTTCTGCTCTTGGCGGATTGGATATGAGTAATCCTCTGATGCTTATGGCTCTTATGGGAGGCAGCGAAGGCAATGATTTTTTTCCGATAATGATGGCTATGAATCTCATGAATGGGACGAATCTCGTAAATACAGTAAGTCCTGTACAGACAGAAGTAACCCAGCAGTAGGATTATATGGAGCAGATTTTGCCGAATATGTTGTTCAGGAAACTTATTTAAAAATCGTTTATTTAAGAACTACTGAAGATGTACGTCTTGAGCATTGGGACACTGGAACTTCTGATATTCTTCCAGCAGGAAGTAAATTAAAAGTTGTTGGTGTTGAAGATTGGAATAATGATTCAAGAGATACTATGAATTATTATTATGCTGAAGTTATCGTTTTAAACAGTCGTAGGGATCTTAAAGGTTCTGTTGGTATGATTGATTTGAATAAAGATAACTTAGTTGTTGAAGAAGAAAAGCCTTTTTCCATCTGATAAAAAAAAGATGTAGTGTTTGAAGCATCTATAAATAAATATCATTCCTGAGGCAGGACGGGGGAGTAACCAAGTTAATACGTGTGGAGATTCGTACCACGACGCCCAGAGATTCACCCCCTTTTCAGCGGAATCTGAAAAATAAAAACTACCCCACAAAAGACCATTGGTTAGAGTCGGTTGGGGGATTTGCGGGATTAGCTCAGTCATGGTTAGAGCAACCGTCTTATAAGCGGTGTTTGTCCTGGGTTCGAATCTCAGATCCCGCATTTCAAGATGATATGCTAATCTTGAATATATTAGATGATATTTCTAATCGAGGGTTTAAAATAGCGTTAGTGACTTTGTTAGAAGGGTTTGGAAATGTAATGTTTTTCTGTAAAACAAGTGACTCCTGGCTTGGTTTGGAAGAATATAAAACGCAAAAAGGAAGTTCCGAGTATGGTTTTATATGCCAAGATGGTAGAGCAGAAACTTCCAGGGTTGTAACCTGATTGGCAATCAAAGAACTGAAATTTGATTTTTATAAAAAATTATTATATAATATATACATAATAAATGATAAATAAAAAAGATATGAACAGTTACCGCCCACCATGCTGGGAACTCGAAGGTGAAAATCCTTCCTAAGAAACCTCAGGTTTTTTAGATTGGGAGCATATCATAAGACATTTTCTCTGCAAATATTGTAAGTAGAACATACTAACAAGAAAAAGAACAATATTGGGGAATAATATTGGATGACGGTAGATTTGGTGCTAAGGTTTGGTATCCGTAAAAACAAAACCTGGCGAATGTCTTGAAATGTTTATTTATTAAGGAGATTATTTAATATGAAAAATATTTTAAGTTACATAACTCCTATATCTGGAAAAGATATTCTTGATTGGTTTGCTTGTCAGGCGGAACATGAATCATCTCATAAACGTGAATATGATTTTATGGTAAAGAGATGGTCAAATGTTCATCCAGATAGAACGTATCGAATAGCTTTTTGGTATTCTAAGTCTAATAAGTATTTTAACAAAAAAGGAACAATGCCTTTTATAGTGAGGGTCATAACTTGATTATTGATTTTTAATAAAAATTATTATATAATAATTATAGAAAGTTAAAAAAGACATAATCAGCAAATTAAAATAAAGAAAAAATATTCGACATAGAATAAATCTTTTAATGTAATGTCTTGAAAATAAGCCAGTATAGCTTAGTTGGTAAAGCAATCCCTTCATACGGGAGAGAGCGATGGTTCGAGTCCATCTATTGGTATTAACTGACATACGCTGGTCGCTCCAGTAGCCTCAGTTACGTTTTGACCGTTTAGAAAGTAAAGTAAACGGCAGCCTAAAGTACACAGGCTATACTTATTTGTGAAGGGCATAAATCCTTTCGATAAATGAATTGTAACAAAAAGGTAGATTCTAAGTACCTCGTAGCTGAAAAGCTTAGCGTTACTAAGCAGAACGATAAAGCTGCTTGTAATCTTTGATGGTTGGTGAATATAGTAACCATCTGGGGTAAGATTATTAAGGCTCCAAGAAGTATCGTCTTCTTTAAGGATAGCTGTCCGACTTAATAATGATGCGGGGGAGTAGTCCAGCGGCGAGGGCAGCTGACTGTAAATCAGCCACAAAGAAACACCGTAGGTTCGAGTCCTACCTCCCCCATTAAGATGGATACAGCAATATAAATAATGCGTAATATTGGGGATATTAAATTGCAAACAAATCCATCTTGTTTTGGCTCCGTCGCCTAACTGGTTATGGCACCTGCCTGTCACGCAGGAATAGCACGGGTTCAAGTCCCGTCGGAGTCGCTTGGTTGACAAAACCAAAATATATGATGACAACATATATTCTTTTATAAACTCGTCATTCATATTTTATAAGTTAAAGGTTAGCACTTTAATTTTGGGGCTATAGTTCAGTGGGAGAACATCTGTTTTGCAAGCAGAGGGTCAAGGGTTCGAGTCCCTTTAGTTCCACACTTTGTTTCCGTCTTTGCATTGCAAAGCCAAGTAACTGAAGAACGGAACGATAGGTTACTTAAAAAAAAATAAAAAAATAAAAAAATAAAAAAATAAAAAAATAAAAAAGAGGTAAAAAATATTATGACTCACGCATCAAGAAATACTATGACAGGCTTAGATTTTGAAAACGCTGCACGTATTCATTGCCCTTCAAATGCTATTGATTTAACTAAAAATAAATTATATAGTTATTTAAAGGATAAAGGTGTGGATTGGAAAAAATATATCTCAAGAAAACTATTGCCAGATAATGCTTTTCTTTTTGAAGATGATAAAGAAGTTATCATTTATGAAAAGAAATTTCAGCAGTGTAATGGTAGTGCAGATGAAAAACCGCAGACATGTGCTTTTAAAATAATGCAGTATAAGAAACTTTTTTCTTCTCTTGGAATTGAAAAAGTATCTTATATTTATATCTTTAATGATTGGTTTGAAAATCAAATGTATAAAGATATGTTAGATTATATTAAATCTGTTGATGGTTGTGATTATATTTTTTACCATAAAGGAGAAGATATTTTATGCCATTAAATAAAGGTTATTTAACTGCAAAAACAGATAAAGCTTCTGATGAAGTATATACACCGGCTTATGCGGTTCAGCCATTGATTAAGTATATAAAAATGTTTGAAAAAACTTTAGGACATTCCGTTACAATTTGGTGTCCTTTTGACTTAGAAAGTTCTGCATATGTAAAAGAATTTTTAAAAGCTGGCTTTAATGTTCTTCATTCTCATATTGATGAAGATAAAAACTTTTTCTTTTATGAGCCAGAAGAAGATTATGATATAATCATTTCAAATCCACCTTTTTCTCAAAAAGACAATGTTTTAAAAAGGTTATTTGAACTTGATAAGCCTTATGCGATGTTACTTCCAATTCCTTCTTTGCAGGGGCAGGCAAGATTTGAATATATGAAGGATGGGCTTCAGTATTTAGGTTTTGATAAAAGAATCAATTATTATATGAACTCAGACTTTTCACAAGTTCAAAAAGGAGTTTCTTTTGGTTCTTGTTATTTATGTAAAAAATTTCTGCCAAGTGATTTAATTCTTGAAGAATTAAAAACAAAAAATTGATTTTTATAAAAATTTATTATATAATATATATATGATAAAGATAAAGAGACGCTAAAAGCAATTTCAAAAATTTGACTGTAAATCAAATCTCAAGGTGAGTATGCGTCTCGAACAGTGGGGTATCGCCAAGCGGTAAGGCACAGGACTTGGGAATGTCGTTTAAACGTAAGACCTAAGATGTGAGTTCAAGACTCTCCATTCTCCCTGACTCCTGCATTCGCTGGTTCAAATCCAGCTACCCCAGCTCGGATTATTAGTTATCCAATAACGCACTAACTTCGGTGAACACGTTTAAAAAACTAATCGGCTGGTTTCGGGTCGTTAAATAAGCGTGGTAACACGTATAAAGCACGATAGTGCCTCCTTCTAAAGAGGGGTAACAGAAAACCAATACTTACTAACGTTCCAACCTAAAGTTTTGGGGCATCCGCTGAGGACAATGGTTGGTCGGGCATCATGGGAAAGGTGCTATAAAATAAACTCAGAAATGAGTGGACAGTAAGGTTGTTTTATGGTGCAAGTTCCGCAAGAGCAAGTGCTGTATTTAATTAGTCATTTCTGACTTAAATCGAAAGATAGTTGGAATAGTCTAAAGTGAGTCGATAGCAAGACGAGCAGGGTTGCGATGAGTGGGCTGTACTCAAAAGGTATAGATGCTCAAATGTGTACCTCGTAATCCATAATATATGTACATGATTGCATTGGATATTTAATCAGAGATAGCCTGATTTGGTTTTCCAATATATTATATGAGAAAATAAAACATTTACTTATACAGCAAAAGTGTACATGACTACATAGAGAAAAGCGACTTATTGTTCTGTAATATGGACACATATTAAGCCCGCAAGGTGAGATATGAAAAAGTACAATTAGGTGCAACTCTAAGAGACTGCAATCTCCTAATCCCGCAAGGAAGAATGTGCTGAAAGGAAATTTATAATACTATGTAGTAAGAGTTTGCCAGGAGCCACTGAAACTGGTGTCGCTATTAGCTACGGATTAATCGTTCGTGTGATTACTTACTTCCAACGGTAAGCAAAGCTAATTAAAATAGGTCAATAATCTCAGCCTAATAAAAATTATTAAGGCGAGGAAACTCGCCTTTTTAAATGCCGGTATAGCATAGTTGGTAATGCGACTAACTTGTAATTAGTAGACCGGGGGTTCGAGTCCCTCTACCGGCTTTAGCTATTAAATAAAAATGGCTAAAAAACCTTTATTAAATGCGGTGAACGGTACTTGAACGAGGGTTTGAGGGACACAGAAGAGATAGTGCCTGCACTATAACTTCCGGGGTAAAGGGATGGACCTGGGCATGACCGCACCCACAATTCACAGTTATGTCACTGTGACACATCCGAAAAGGAGAAATTAAATGAGTCGCCATGGTAGACGGCAAGTTCGCAATAGTCTACTTTAATATAGAGTATGTGGTGTAATGGTAGCACGCGGGCTTTGGGAGCTCGAGGCGGCGTTCAAATCGCACATATTCTACTAACAAAGAAAGGAAAAAGAAAATGCAAGAAATAATTAAAGAAGTTCCAAAAGGATTTTATGAACGAATACCTTGTGTTGTTGTTCCTATTGGAGACAATGTAAAACTACTTGAAGAGCATCATAAAGATTTAATTGAATATTGGATTTCAATTAATGGATATAAACTTATGATTCCAATTTGGTTTTATAACAACATATTTAATTTATATGAAGCAGATGCCTTTCTTTGTACTAAGTATTTTTACTTAGATGAAGATTACAAAACATATTATGTTTATGAAGATAAGGAAAAAATCCTATTAGTTAAGCCTTTTTAATTAATACTTCTGTAACATTTTTGTAATAATTTCGTAACCGAAAACTTGCAATATAGTATTAAGGAGAAAAAATGAAGAAAAATGTGATTAGAGCTGTTATATTAAGTGGTGCTTTATTAGGTGTGAATCCAATAACTGCATTTGCGGCAGAGCCTGGAGAGTATGTTTATGCAGGAGCTAATGTAAATGTAAGGTCTGCTCCAGACGGAGATGTAATTGGAAATTTCCCTTATAATGCACAAGGCGTACTATTGGAAGAAGATGAATACGGTTGGTATAAAATTCAATCTGGGGATGTGATTGGGTATGTTGCAAGTCAATATTGCAGCGATGAACCTTTTGCAAAAGGTTATACAAAAGCTACCGTTAATTCAAACGGCTTAAAAGTAAGACAGACAAAAGATGAAAATTCCAATGTTTTAGATATTGTTGATCAAAATGCTTCAGTTGAAGTTACAGAAGCTTATGATCAATCCGCCTGGGTAAGTGTAGTAACAGATGATAATAAATATGGATATGTTAGTGCCGATTATGTTACTCTGAATACTTATTATCCAACAGCAACAAAAACCAGTGATGTAGCTAACAACGAACCAGTTACAGCTACAGAAAATACAACAGCAGAAGAAGTGAGCAATACTGATGATGTTGTAGAGATGACTCCAACTTATGTTGAGCCAGAAGAGACTTATGATTATGAAACTCAGACAGAGCCTACTGAAGATTACTCTTATGAGCCAGAAGTAGAAACTGAAAATACTGAGGAAGTATATCAAGAAGAAACTTCATATGAAGATGAAGAGTCTTATGAAGAAGAGGTTCCAGAAGAGGAAGAGTCTTCTTATGAAGAAGAAGTAAATGAAGAACCTTCTTACGAGGAAGAAATAAATGAGGAACCTACTTATGAAGAAGAGCAAGAAGAAGTAAATGAAGAACCTTCTGATGAAGAAGATACAGATACTGCGGAAGAGCCTTCTTATGAGGAGCCAACTGTTTCAGATTCTTCAACCGGAGCTTCTATTGCCGCAACCGCAAGTAATTATGTTGGTTGTTCTTATGTTTGGGGCGCTACTGGACCAGATAGTTTTGATTGTAGTGGTTTAGTATCATATGTATTTAGTTCTTATGGAATTTCTGTTCCAAGAACTGCGGCAGATCAGTATTATGGTGGAACACAGATTGATGTTGCTACTGCGGTTTCAACCCCAGGTGCATTAATCTTTTATCATGGATTAGGTCATGTAGCTATTTCTCTTGGAGATGGTTCTGTAGTTCATGCTTCAAATAGTAATACTGGCGTAATTATCAGTGATGCTTATTACTCAACTCCTGATGGAGCGGCTGTTTACTTTTAATTGATTTTTTATAAAAAATTTGTTATTATATATACATAAGATAAAGGAAATGATTTTTCCTTTATCGACTTACCCGATTAGTACAGTGGAAAGAACGTGGCGCTACGGACGCCAAGCCGGGGGTTCGATTCCCTCATCGGGTGTTAGGAGGATTTAGATGTATTCAAAAAAAGTTTATTTCTATTTACCAGGTTTTTGTGGACATTTTAAATTATGTGAAATGTTTGCATATGCTTATACTTTTAAGAGAGAAATGTTCTATGATAATATAGAAATTGGAGCTTTTTATGATTCTCCTAATTGTATCTGGAATGGTGGAAGGTTGCTCTTAGATAGAGATTATGATTTAATTCATATTAAAGATACTTTTCAAGGATATAATATTCCAGTACGATTTACTTTTACAAATGGTCTTTTACAAGAACAACATTTGGATGATAAAAAATGTAATTTAATTACAGAAATATTTAACACTGGTAATAATGAAATTTTATGCAATTCTTCTGTGTTAGAATCTTATTTAAGAGAAAAATATGGAAATGATTACAGATATATTTCATCTATTACAAAATGTTTAAGAGATAATGAAAAACAACAAAATGCAGAAATTTCCAAAAATTATTTTTTAACAGTCATGGACTTTGATTGGAATAATGATTTTGAATTTTTAGAAAAAATTCAAAATAAAGAAAAATGTGAAATACTTGCTGATCCTTGTTGTATTCCTAATTGTCCTAATCGGCAAAAGCATTATCAAGCAATTTCAGAAATTGAATTATATGGAAAGACAAATATTGATTTTACTTGTTTAAGTCGTGGTTCAAGATATTACGAGTTAAGAAAATATAAAAATTATATTAGCCCGCAAGATATTGAAAAGATTTATTTACCTTTAGGTTTTAATCATTTTAAACTTGAAGGACGACAAATGAATGATTTAGAATTAATTGAAGTTCTTGTAGATTATTTGATAAAAGATGAATATAAATTAGAAGTTCGTTCTAATTTACAAACTGTAAATCATCCACTTTCATAAGAAAGGAGTTTTATATTATGAAGTTGACAAAGATTTCACAGGTAGAAGATTTTCTTGCAATAGTAAATTCTTGTAAAGGAGATGTAACACTTACTTCTCAGTATGGTGATAAATATAATATGAAATCTCTCTTAACACAGTATGTTGCTATTGGAGCATTGCTTGGAGAAAGAGGAGATGAATTAGAACTGTTTTGTTCTTCAAAAGAAGATGAAGCTAAGTTTTTAAAATTTTTCAACGAAAATCCAGAAGTTATGTAAGGCCTGCAAAGGTCTTTTGGATTCGGAAGTGTCATACAGCGGTTAGTATGCGGTGCTGATAACGCCGTCACGAAAGTTCGATTCTTTCCACTTCCATCTTATAAAAATCAAAAAATAAAATAAATTGATTTTTATAAAAATAAATGTTATAATAAATATATAAGTTAATAAAGGTACTCTTTCCAATCAGTTTTGAAATTTCTTCCGTCTAAAGAATGAGGTGGCGGTAAAGAGAGAAAAGACTTTATTGACCGAAAGACGAAGTCTGCAATACTATTTAATTCAAAAGAATATACTGCATATACTAAAAACCTTCAGGTTCGACTCCTGATTGTATCTTGCCTTCACGGGAAGGTTTCGTCTTGAGAATTAAAACGGAATGTGGTGCAGCTTGGTAGCACGCTTCATTTGGGATGAAGAGGTCGTGGGTTCGAATCCCGCCATTCCGATTAATGCTTGGAAAGTTGGCTTAGAAGCAGCCATCTTTTAAAGAGTAGAGCTTTTATGTGTGAGGCTTCTTCAAGTAGGAGTAAGAAGGATGATAAGTTAAAATCCAGAATATTTATCTAAAACCGCACACATCTGGAAAAGAAGTATGAAGTCACCCCGTAACTGGTAAGGATGGATTCTCTTTTGGCGTAATAGCACACCAAGTATTAAAAAGTATATATTATCCTATGCACGATTGATTTCTATTTATTTCAACTGGCTGGAATATCTTAGAAAAACACTTGGGTATCGTTAAGAAAAGGTTTGAAGGTAGAGAGTAAACTGTTTTAAGAAAATAATGATAATAGTCAGGAAAAACATTATGAGTATTTTAATAAGTACAATCGAGAATATATAACTATTAGAATGGTTCGAATCCATTCCATAGGACTCCCGCCCTAAGGAGTAGGCGGTATAAAACGAACTAAACCATCTTCCAAGAGCCCCGGCTATGAAATGAGTACCGCTACTTGGTCGAGACCTAAGCCCCATGGTACTAAAGGAGCACGCGTGAATATCAGACCTTGCGGCATCCCGCAAGTTAGGGTTAAAAAGTACCTGAAACGCCAGGCATTATATCATTTGATTTTTTATAAAATAAATGATATAATAAATATATAAAGTAAATAATAATTGCAAGGTGCTAAGGAAGTTTATCTTCTGAGGGTTCTGTAGGTTACAGAGGTAAGGCGAGTGCAAATCCACCCGATTATTAAAAATATAATAGACTCGGATCAGCAAATTTCTTTTAATACAGTTAAAAGGAAAACAAGAACGCCGGTAGTCCGGCTCCAGCCGATGACCAATAATTTGAGTTGAAGTAAATAGGGATTATTGATAGGATTACTATTAGAACTTTACGAGTCTTGTTAATTAAAAACCTCTCTTTTAAAAATTTAAGAAATATCTTTTAAGACACATACAGCAAATTTTGCTTATAGCAAATTATTAACGCTGGTTCGAATCCAGTTTTATGCTCAGGGTGCGTAAATAGCCAAGTGGTTAGGCAATAATTCAAAATGTGTCTTGAAATGATGGGGTATCGCCAAGCGGTAAGGCCCAGGACTTTGACTCCTGTATTCGCTGGTTCAAATCCAGCTACCCCAGTTTAATATTAAATCATAAAATCTCATGTGTATGGTATCTGAAATGGTACTGATGGAGATAGCTACGAAATAGTTTAGGAATAAGTAGTGCGATTTAATATTTTAAAGTCTGAGTTGAGGAAGATGCTCAGCCATAGATGACCTATGAGAGTCTCCCAAGGTTGCTTTGTGCTATAGCCTTGTAAATCAATGGGAAGCATGAGATCCTGGTGAGGGGCTTACACTTCACTGTCCTTGTAAGCTAAGGGCTTGACAGAGATGGTATCGAAAGCTAATTTCATTAAAAGCGTCATCTTTTAATGAAGTGAATAAACAGATACATACAGCAATTATACTGCTCATATAGGGCGCTTTCCTGCTAAGAAAGAATATTTCAGTATCTGGCTATTTTTAATCACACTATTTCTACAAGAGTAGCTTATAAATAAAAGGAGATTGAATATGTATATTTGTCCTACTTGTAAAAGAAAATTTGAAAAAGAAGAAAGTCTTTCAAAACATTTTCTTTCCTGTTGGAAAGAGCAACATCCATCTTATATTTCTAAATCTGCTCCAAGGAGTGAGAATATCGAAACAAGACAGGTGAATGAAGATATAATGAATTTTTTTAATTCTTTTAAGGGGTAAAAATAATGGCAGAGGTTTTAGTAAAAACTCATCTCATTGTAACAGATGTGCATGAAGAATATAATATTAATTGGTGCGGCAAAATTATTAATACAAAACCAAAAATTAAAAATGGTAAACCAATATTTGCGGTTATCGGTAGTCGAGGACGCATGGAATTAAACACAACTGATATGCAAAGAGTTGAGAAATGTGCTAAATTATTAACTGCTCCAAGAGGTAGACAAGCTATTACAAGTGATACAGCTCATATTTATATTATAGAAGAAAATGATAAAGAAACTTTAATGGGCGTTTTAACTCATAATCATGTTAAGAGTTATACTCCAATGTTTGATAAAGTTGATTTCGTTTAAAATTTTGGGGAGTTATACCGTAGGGGTAGCGGTAAATATTTTTGGTCAAAGCCGTTATATTTATTAAATAGAATTTTGATATATTATATCAAAAGAAAAGGAGATAAATATATGGCTATAGCAAAAGTAGATTTATTATCAAAAGAAGAGTTAGAAGAAATAGTAAAGTCTTCTCGAACTTTACAAGAAGTATTAAAAAAAATTGGATATAGTTCAGTAAGTGGTGCAAATAGAAAAACTGTTCAAACAAGAATTGATAAATATAATATCTCTACAGAACATTTTACAAAAGGTGTCGGTAAAGGTATTAAAAGAACAGAAGAAAATATTTTTTGTAAAAATTCTACTGCTTCACAAAAAACTTTACGAGAATGGTATATTAAAGGAAAATATACTGAATATAAATGTTCAATTTGTGGTCAAGAGCCATTTTGGAATGGGAAACCATTAACATTAACTTTAGATCATATAGATGGAAATAATACTAATGATGTTTTAACTAATCTTCGATGGGTATGTCCTAATTGTGATAGACAATTAGATACATTTGGTAGTAAAAATAAAAGACATTTTGGGAGTGTAGACAACTAAGGAGATTGGCGGGACTGTAAATTCCGTGGCTTAGGCACCGAGTGGGTTCGATTCCCTCTACTCCCATTCTTGATCAAAAATATGGCTTTGGTCTCGGGTGGTTCGACTCCATCACTCCCCATCAGGGTGCAACCTAACAGTTCCCTTTAATAACTGGCTTCGGCAAGCAGGGACTAACTGCTGCATAAGAGGTAAGCAGGCTCTTAAAAAATAATAGGTATTTTATTTATGTGTAGTGAATATGGCACGAATTATAAGGTATCCTTAACACAGTTTTTTAAACAATCCTATTTAAGTTGACCATATTGAATAAAGACTTTGTTAATGGGAAAATAGTCAATAAAAACTAAAATAGTGAACCAGGCCTCTGATGGATTTTATAGGTGGGTTTAGTGCAAGGAGCATGAACAATGAACGCTTGCAGAGTAAGGGGTCGCATGAAAAAGTTTTTATTGGCTATTTTTTTTTATAAAAACCCAGCTCATATGAAAAGCATAAGCTGCTCGCGCCGGACCCGAACGAGAGAACCGCAAACCCAAAATAAAAAAGCGTTTTAGAATTTTTTAAACAAAAAGATTACTATATTGATTTTATATAAAAAATATTATATAATATATTTATAATAAAGATAAGAAATAAAGGAGATTTAAAAAATGATGAAAACTACTTTTGGTAAAGAAAAATATCGGGTATTTGTAGATCAGAATCAGCGGAAAGTAATTGCGGTAAGCACTTATGCAGGTAAAAATGTAAAAGGCTATGCAAAAGCAGACCCAAGAGACACTTTTGATGTAGAGAAAGGTACTGAACTTGCTATCGCTCGTTGCAATGCAAAGATTGCTGAAAAAAGAGCTAAAAGAGCGGCAAGTAAAGTTTCTGAGGCTCTTCAGGAGCTTATCGAAGCTCAAAAACACCTTGCAAAGATGCAGAAATACCTTTTAGACGCAAATGAAGCTTGCAATGTAGCAAAAGCCAATGTTGCGGCTATTGAAAAAACACTTTAATATAAAGGGGCATATGCCCCTTATATTTTTAATATAGGAGGTTTCATATGCGGAGAAATGCCAGAGGAATTAGAAGAAAACAATCTATTAGAAAAGCAAAGCATAAAAGATATGTTGCTGAAGTAGTATATGGATGGGAAGATGGATGGTATAGAAATCTTCATGCCTATAGTAAAAATAAAAATTTTTGTTCATGTGAATGTTGCTCTGGTCAATTTAAAACAAATCCAAAAGGGCATTATAGCGCGGGCAAGCGTAATTGGTGCCGAATGGACCGCCGCAGATGGGAGAGTATGGATGAGCAAGAAAAAGATTTTTCGCAAACCTAATCCGCAACCACCAAATTGGTTTTGGCTTGAAATAGATGGTTGTTGGGACTGTAATTGTAACCATCATGGATGTCGTAATTGTAAACGACTAAAAGAAATGCGTAAAATCGAAAAAGATAAACGTGAACGAAAAGAAAAACAAAAAATTCAGTCTTATTATTAAGACTGAATTTTTTTTATTATATAGGTCTATTTAATTCAATAATATTTTTAAGTGTGCTAACAAATTCTTCAATTTCTTCCATAGTATTATAATTGGCATCTAAAGTAATTCTAATTGAACTTTTTGCATCATCTTCATCCATTCCGCCCGCTTTAAATATTGTAACTAATTCAGGCTCTCTTTGATTATCTTTTTTTAATGGCCGCACACAAATACCGCCTCTGGATTCGACAAAACTGCTTGAATCACAAGCGCTTCCAGTAGAAACACAAATATTATAATCACTAAGATACTTTTGTAAATCTGAGCCAGACATATATGAAAAACTAATATTTACATTATTAGAAATTCTATTATTTCCTATCGGTCCATTAATTCGTGAAAATGGAATTGTAGTTAGTTCATTAATAATATAATCTTGCATTTCTTTAGTCTTTTTTATATTTTCACTCATATGCTCAATATTTTTATGTAAAGCATATGCCATTGCAGATGCAAGACCTTGGCAAGGAGTGCCGCCAGTTATATCTCCACCCCATAATAATGAACGTACTGGAAGTAAATCTTTTTTAATTATTAAACAAGCGATTCCTCTTAATCCATTAAATTTATGTGCTCCAAAAGCAAGCATATCAATACCAGATTCTTTAAAACTAAAAAGAATATGACCAATTGCCGCAGTACCATCACAAAAAATAATATCATCTTCACGTTCTCTTATAGGGATATTATAAATTTCTCCATAAATATTATTTACAAGCATTTGAACATATCCATTTCGTTTAGGATTCTCTACTTCTGGAAAAGCTAAAATAGGTTTTAATACTGCACTATGTTCATATTTATGATATTTTATTTTACATTCTTTATCTCGTAAAATTTGAATTGCCCAATTACACGCTTCTGTTGGACTTCCTACAAAATATATTTCATCTGGTTCGCAATCAATATCTTTTGCAATACTTTCTTTTGCGGACTGTAGCTCTTTATCTGCTAATAATCCCGCAGAATGAGTTGAATGCGGATTAGCAAAAGAAGATTCTTCAAATATTTTGATTGCTTCTGGAAAAGGTTTAGTTGTTGCATTATTATCTAAATAAATCATTTTTAAATCCTCCTCAATATATTATTATTATACCACATTTTTAGTTGAAAAATCAAAAAATTGATTTTTTATAAAAAATATTATATAATTATTATAGAAAAATAAGGAGATGATAAATATGAGAAAAATGTTTGGAACAATGTTAGCTACTGAAGATTATGCTTTAGGAGCAAGACGTTTATATGATAGTTTAAAAACTGTTAATAGTATTTATCAAAAAGATTTTTTTATTCTATTAGCCAGTAATATAGATATAGATAATATAAGAAAAATTTTTCCTGAAAAAAATATTTTTATTGCAAGTTTTAATCTTTTAAATACTCCTAATTTAGATAGAGATGAAAGGATTAAATATACAATAAATAAAATTTATGCTTTTCAAGTGCCAGTAGGAGTTAAATTATGTTTAGTTGATTCAGATATATATTTTATTAAAAACTGCGATCATTATTTAGATTTTCCTGCGGGAAGTGCTTATCCTGCCGCACAGCCTCCTCATAGTGCGAATGGTGGAGTTATTATTTTTGAAAACGATTTTCAAAGTTTCTTAAAAGGAAAAGAAATTATTGATAATTTTAATGGTGATTTTCGCATTAATGATGAATATATATGGAAAGAATTATGGCAAAATTTTTCAACTGATTATGAAAAACATTTGCCTATTGGAGATTGGTATAATAATGAAGAACAAATGCGAGTTGTTCATGAAGATGGATTTCCAAAACAATGGATGATAAATTGATTTTATTTTAAAAATATTATATAATATATTTATAAGATAAAGAAAGAGAGAATGATAAATAAATGCAAATTGTAAACACAGGAAGTATTTACAGAATTTATGATAACAGTGTTCAAACTTCAGATAAATTACCTGCTCAGTGTTATCAGGTGGATTTTAATCCACAAGCAGGATTCTATTTAACTAAGTATGATGATATTAAGATTTCTGAAAAAATTTATGGAGTTCATCTTCAGAAAGTTCAAAAGGTGTTGGGCTCTTTTAAACTTGTTAATAGAAATCTTGGTGTGATTTTATCTGGTGATAAGGGTATTGGAAAATCTCTTTTCGCTAAATTACTTGCGGCAAGGGGTATAGAAGAAGGTTATCCGCTTATTATTGTAAATTGTTATTATCCAGGAATTGCGGATTTTCTTGCTTCAATCCAACAGGAAGTTGTAGTTCTTTTCGATGAATTTGATAAAACATTTTCTGGTAATAGAGATGATTCAAATTCTATTGCCGATCCGCAGACAGAGATGCTTACACTCTTTGATGGATTAAGTCAAGGAAAGAAACTTTTTGTGATTACTTGTAATGAATTAAGAGGGTTGAATGACTATCTTGTTAATAGACCTGGTCGTTTTCATTATCATATTCGCTTTGAGTATCCAACAGATATGGAAGTAAAATCCTATCTTGAAGATCAAATTCCAGAGTGTATGTATGGTGAAATCAATAAAGTAATTGCATTTAGTCGTAAAGTTAATCTTAACTATGACTGTTTGCGGGCAATTGCTTTTGAGCTTACTCTTGGTTCTACTTTCGAAGATGCTATTAAAGACTTAAATATCATTCGTGTTGAAAAAGAAACTTATAACGCAATTCTTTATTTTAAAGATGGCGGACACGTTAAAAGAACTGTTTACCTTGATTTATTTGAAGAAGAGACTATTACCATGGATTGTTATGATGAGAATGGTTTTAATTTTTATGCTTCATTTGAATCTGGCGGTATAACCTATGATTATGATAAAGGTGGTATGATCGTTGATGGTAAAAAGGTTGGTCTTAATTGGCTGCCTAACTATTACGATGATAATGATGAAGAGATTGCAGCTCTCAAAAAGCGTCAGGAAAGAGAAGTAGATTATATTTCTCTTCGTAGAGCTGGGGCAAAAAATCTTCATTATGCTCTTTAAATAAAAATTTGCTTTTAAAAAAAATATATGTTATAATTTATATATAAATTAAAAAAGACACTTTCTCAGCAATTAAAGAAAATGGATAATAAAATTGTGTTGTGAATGATTTTTAGAGGGTTCAAATCCCTCAAATGAAAAATAAAGTGTCTTGATAAACTATTCAAGATAAACTCCTCACCGGAGTGTGAGGAGTATTAAGCTGGTATGGTGGAACGGTATACACGGCGGACTTAAAATCCGCTGGCCCCGAGCCTTGCGGGTTCGAATCCCGCTACCAGCACTAACTAAAAATCAATAGGAGGGATAATATATGTTCTATCATATTGATACAGTCTTCTAAGTCCTTAGAAAGGAGGATTTAGATAATGAGTAGAAGTTATAAAAAAACACCTTGGTCTGGAGATAGAAAAGGTAAAATAAAAAAACGGATTGCGAATCAAACAGTTCGTTCTTGGTTAAAACAACATCCAGATATAAAACTTTCAAAAGGTGATTTTAAAAAAATCTATGAGACTTGGGATATTTGTGATTATGGATATAAAATGACTTGGGAAGAATATTGGGAGAGTGAAATTAGACATTATTATTGGTTTAAAATGAATTTTCCTGAAATGAAAACTTCTAAATATTGTAAATATCCAGATAAAAAAGAATCTTATAGACAGTGGTACAAATGGTATAAAATGAAATGATTTGATTTTTATAAAATTTTTTGATATAATAAATATAGAAAGTTAAAGAACTTTCCTCTTTTTAAATTTCCTCTTAAAAATAGCAAATGTTTTAAACATTTGCTAAATATGCGGGTGTAGTGTAGTTGGCAACATACGTGCCTTCCAAGCATGTGTCACGGGTTCGAATCCCGTTATCCGCTCTAAAGAGCCATAAACTGCAAAACAATTTATATCTCAAATGGATATTATTGGTAAAATCAACATACATATTAAAATATGATGATTTAATAATGCAATGCTTCTTAGTAGACTAAATAGGCTGGGCTCTTGATATACAAAGCAGTATTAGTGAAAAGAAGCATCTATTTAATTTTTAATGGTTTTATAATTTATATTAAGGCATAAACAGCAATCGTTGATTAAATTCAAGCAAATATTTTATTATATGACAATAAAACATATTTTTGAAAAAGGATGATTATTATGCCTTGAAAAAAGGGGCATTTTGCCCCCTTTTTTGTGCCAGTAGCTTAGTTGGCAAAGCACCGGACTTTTAATCCGGTTACCGCGGGTTCAAGTCTCGCCTGGCACACTTTTAAAGGAGAATGAATATGAAAATTATGACATCTTATTTTTATCAGATTCGATTTTTTAAACCTTATATGATTCCTCTTAGTACAGCTAAATGGGATCCTAAATGGTTTCATAGAAACCAAGGTCAAGATTATCAATTTAAAGATAAGAATGGGGTATGGAACGGTTTAAGAGCAGAACCATTTGCACCAGGTCCTTTATGTGAAGGATTATGTTCAGGTCCAGAAGGATGTGCAAATACCGCAAATGATTGTATGTTTTTAAAAACATATAAAATGCAATTAGAACATTTAGATTTTCAAAATATTCTTTCAAGGATTGAGTCTATTGGAAATGCTGTTAAAGAACGAGAAAAATTCCAAGAGGAACCAGTTGTAATTTTAATTGTACATGAGGCTTTTGGAAATCATTGTTCAGAGCGTGAGCCAATTCAAGAATGGTTTGCGGAGAATGGATATCCGATAGAAGAGTTTCAGGCGGGGTAGCCAAGTTGGTTAAGGCGGCGGTCTGCAAAACCGCTATTCAGGGGTTCGAATCCCCTTCCCGCCTCTTAAAAATCTTAATTGATTTTTAAATAAAAATATAATATAATATATATGTAAGATAAAGAAAGGTGCTTACAGCTAAAAAAAATATTTTTATACTGTGGTAGGTATAAACGAAAGTAAAGGGAATGTTGGTCCATATCCAACCAGAAGCAATTCTGTAGTTTAAGTGGGAAAAATTAAAACGCCCTAACCAAAAAGTATCTTGTTAAAAATCAATTACGACCTTGTAACAAGGTTAAGAGAAAAAGGAGATTTTATCTATGAATAGTTTTATGAATGGAATGAAAGCAGCTACAAACTTTACAACAACTGAAAATGGTGCTATTACACATAAGACAACTAAGTCTGATTTGCTGGATATGTTTGCACTTGGTGGAGCATATCGTAATAGAAGCGATGATGATGTAAAAACACTTGTAAGAAATGCTTTCAGAGAGAATCCTGTTTACGCTCTGAAATGTTTGTTCTATCTGCGTGATGTACGTGGTGGACAGGGCGAGCGTAGATTTTTCCGTGTAGCAATTAAAGATTTGGTTGCTGTTGATAAAGAAGCGGTACGTAGAAACCTGATTCATGTACCTGAGTTTGGTCGTTGGGATGATCTGTATGTATTCGTAGGAACAGCTCTTGAGGGAGATGCTCTGAAGATTATGAAAGACCAGCTCGCACTTGATGTTCAGTGCAAGACTCCATCTCTGCTTGCTAAATGGCTGAAATCTGAGAATACTTCTTCTCATGAGTCTCGCAGACTTGGAAAAGTAACTCGTAAATATTTTGGAATGACCGCAAAACAGTATCGTAAGACTCTTTCTATCCTTCGTGCTCGTATTAACGTTCTTGAGCGTTTAATGTCTGAGAATCGTTGGGATGAGATTGAATTTGATAAGATTCCATCTAAAGCAGGTATGAAGTATAAGAATGCTTTCGCAAGACATGACATTGAGCGTGCAAAAGCTGGAGCGCAGACTTATGCGGATTTCGCTAAGGATGAGACTAAAACTGTCAATGCGGCAGTCCTGAATCCAGTAGACATTGCCAGTCAGATTTTCGGTTATGGTGGATACTATGGTGCTCCAACTCAGACTGAACGTTTGATGTGGGATAAATACTGGGCAAACCTTAAAGACTATTACAATGGTCGTGAGGAGAACGGAATTGCAATCGTCGATGTATCTGGCTCTATGAGTGGTACTCCAATGGATGCGGCAGTATCTATGGGTGCTTATATCGCAGAGCGTGGTAAAGGTCCTTTCCAGAACCACTTCATCACATTCTCCAGCAACCCTCAGTTTGTTAGATTTGATGGAGTAGACATCTACGATAAATTCCAGAGAGCACGTTCTGCCGACTGGGGTGGAAGTACAAACATTGAGGCAACTTTTGACCTTATGTTAAATGTCGCTCTTCAGAATAAAGTTCCTGCTTCTGAGATGCCAAAAACTCTTTATATCTTCTCTGATATGGAGTTTAATGGATGTATGTCCTTTGGACGTCCTTCCAGAGAGCGTTGGAGCTTTGGAAACCGTATTACCGGTGGTATTGGTGAAATCAATACTCTGCTTGAGAATATTGCTCAGAAGTGGATGGCTTATGGCTATGAACTTCCAAAAGTAATTTTCTGGAATCTTGATGCAAGACAGAATAACATTCCAGCCCTTGGCGGAAGATTCTCCTATGTATCTGGGTTCAGTATGACGATGATAGAAACAATCCTCTCTGGTAAAGACGGATATGACTTAATGATGGAGAAACTTGATACTGAGCGTTATGCTTGTATTAAGTAAATAACTATAGATTTGAGGAGCAAGATTTATTCTTGCTCCTTTTTTATTAGGGCAAAAATAAATAAAATATATTATTTCAACTTTATTTATAATAAAGGTGAAACCTTTAAATTTTATAAAGGAGGAAAAATTTATGATTGGAGTTATATCTCAAAATGGAAATACTCAATATGGTATTTCTGATTTTGTTGTAGATAATATTAAAGAATTAAATGAATTATCTACAAAGAATATAAAAATGGGTTCAACTGCTTTTTGTATTGAGAATAATTCAAAATATATTCTAAACGGCGAAAATAAATGGAAAATTCAAAATTCTAATTCAAGCTCTGGTTCAGTTTCTGCGGAAGATATCGCGCAAGCAGTACAAAATTATTTTACAGAAAATCCAGAAGCAATTGTTACTGACAGCGAATTAGAATCTCAATTAAAATCTTATACTAAGACTACAGATTTGGCAAATTGGATTAAAAAGAATATTACAATTCCAGAAGCATACGATGATTCTAAATTAGTAGAAAAGATTAATAAGATTGTTTCTTATGATAAAACTACGATGGAAAATGATTTAAAAGAAGATAAAATTATTATAAATAGTATGTCTCCATATTATGATGAAAAAATGAATGTTTTCTTTGCTCTTGGACATCCAATAATAATTGAAAAAGATGATTCAGCAGAAGAAGCTATTAAAATTAAATGGATTGGTGGAGAACAAATCTTTTCTGACGGTTCTAAAGTAAATATTTGCGGTGGAGGTATTTCTATAACTACGCCATTGTATTTTCCACATACTAAAATTACTGTAAATAGTGGCTCAGTAGCAAATATTCAAGGTGGTAATGAAGCTGGTGGAATTGTTGACACAGCAGAAATTATTATTAATGGTGGCATTGTTAAAAATATAAATGGCGCTGGCGCAGCTTGGTGTGATTATTATAAAAAAATGTTTCCAAATACAGTCTATAATGTTAAAATGACTATTAATGGTGGAATAGTTCAATCATGTGTTTATGGTGGAGGAGTCGGGGCAGATTCTAATGTCGAAACAAATGTTGAATTAAATATTAATGATGGAGCATTTTATTATGTTACTATTGGTGGTTCCAATGGAAATACAAATGCAGGAACTTTAAATATGAATGGTGGTACTATTCAAATATTACAATCTACAAATAGAGGTTCTGTTAAAGATGCAGTTTATAATATTAAAAATGGCACCATTGAAAAAGCATACTTAGGAGGAGAAGCTGCTTCAGATGTAAGTGGAACTCTTAATTCAATGCAATGTAATATTTCTGGTGGTTCTATTACAAATCTTTATCTTGGAACAGATGGCTCCACTGCAAAAAGTTCAACTGAAGAATATGTAGAAAGAAAATTAGATATTTCTAAAGTTACTGGTACATACGTAGATGGAGTTATTAAAAATGCAGAAGATGGAATTTTAGAAAAATTAGTAAAACAATAATTTTTATGGGAAGGTTATTATATAATAACCTTCCCATTTTTTTGTACCCATATGGCCCTTAGCAGAACTTCCGGCCGGCGACAAACCTGGACTCCGCAATCTCAAAATCCAAAAGGCGTTTACTATTTTTCAAAGCAAAATGTTATATATTTGTTTTTTTATAAAAAATATTATATAATATATATAGAAAGTGAGAAAGAGGATAAAAAAATGAAAGATATTAGTTATTATTGGGCAGATAAAGCTCAGAGAGCAGTTATTGCACAAGAGCATACTCAGCAAATGAATGAACAATTTGCCAGCGAGATTGCGGAAAGTGTAATAAATAGTAAAATTTATAGCAAAGATTTTAAAGCTACAACGCCCGCAAGAAAATTAGAAGAAGCAGATATTGCTCTTGATGCTGTTGGAAGTGTTGAAGCTATTGTAGCTTGCGATTCTACAGATGGAAAAATTGCAGTCCTTAATTTTGCTTCATATAAAAATCCTGGCGGAATGTTCGTTAGAGGTTCTCGTGCTCAGGAAGAATGTCTGTGCCACGAATCTTTCCTTTATAATGTATTAAGTCAAGTTCCAAACTATTATGATTGGAATGAAAAACATAAAAATCGGGCTCTCTATGAGAATAGAGCAATTTATTCTCCAAATATCAGATTTGAGCATTCTGGTATTGAAAAATACTGTGATGTAATTACTTGCGCCGCACCTAATTTTACTGCCGCTGTAAAGTATTGCAATGTAGATAGAGATGAAAATAAAAAAGTTCTTGAATCAAGAATTCGATTTGTTTTTGAAGTAGCAAAACAGAATCAAGTTGATACTCTTATCTTAGGAGCTTTTGGATGTGGAGTGTTTGGGCAGGATGCAAATGACGTTGCAGAAATTTTTATCAATCTGTTAGTTACAGATTATGCGACTGAATTTAAAAAAGTAATTTTCGCAATTCCTATCATCAATAATGATTCTGTTAATTACAGTAAATTCCAAAACATATTTGATGAGTTGTTAGAGGAGAATTAATATGAATTCTTTTACTATTACAATTACAAATTGTCTTGATTGCCCAGACCATGATGTTCGTCCTATTTATACTCCAGACTCTTGGGACCATGAGGAAGGATGTTATTGTAAACTTGTTAAAGACCAAAAAGGACACGACAAATTGGTCGCAGGAGATGATTGGCATTTAAGAAGATATACTGACATTCCAGGTTGGTGTCCAAAATTATGACATATATATCTGAATCTTTTTATAGTAATTGCCTAATTGAAGCTATTAAAGCTAAGATTAGGCATCCTATAAAAATTAAAATAAAATATATTCCCGCAAGATTAAATGAAGTATTTTGTCCACATTTAATGTGGCATGATGGTGAATATATTTATGATTTTTGGGCTTGCGGGCATTTAAAGCCATATCAAATTTTATGGCATAAAGGTAAGATAAGACAAAGCGAATATGATTATTATGATAAATGTATAAAAACTTTAAAAGAATGGAAAGAAAGAGGTAAATAAAATGCCGATAAAAGATGATTTAGGCACTCGTATGAAAACCTTTTATGAAAATATTCCTAAAACTCGACTTATGAGAAGAGTTCCAGTAGCAATTAGGCTGGACGGCAAGGCATTTCATACTTTTACAAGGGGTTTTCAAAAACCATTTGACTTTGTTCTAATGGATACGATGCAACAAACAATGAAATATTTATGTGAAAATATTCAAGGTTGCGTTTTTGGATATACACAATCAGATGAAATTACTTTAATTTTAGTGGATTATCAAAAATTCACTTCAGATGCTTGGTTTGATTATGAAGTTCAAAAATTAACTTCTGTATCAGCTTCTATGGCAACAATGGCTTTTAATAAATATTTTTCTGAAAATGTAGTTGAATATAATTTAACTCATGACCCTCTTGTAAAAAGAAGAGAGGGTTTACTTGACAATTATATAAGTGCAGTAGAAAAAGGAGCATTATTTGATGCCAGATGTTTTAACATTCCAAAAGAAGAGGTAACTAACCTCATTTATTGGCGACAGCTTGATGCAACCAGAAATAGTATTCAAATGGTCGGACAAGCTCATTTTTCACATGATGAACTTCAAAATAAAACTTGTAATATGATTCAAGATATGTTAATGACCAAATATGGTATTAATTGGAATGATTTTACAATACCATGTAAACGAGGTACCGCATGTATTAAAGTCGCAACAAAAGTAACTGAAAATATAAAAAGAGAACCTCAGCCTTTTGGAGAAGATAGAGTTACAACTACAATTATTGAAGAGAGACCTATTTGGGCTATTGATAAAAATATGCCTATTTTAAAAGGTGAAGACCGCAAATATGTTGATGATTTAATTTATATAGGAGAAGAATAAATGATAAGAGGATATAGCATTTCTGAGGAAGATATTAATAGAGTAATGCCTTTTGTAAGAGGTGTGATTCATGAACTTGAAGTCGGTAATGCTACAAATATTGAACTCAGCCTTTTAAACCTCGGTCCATGTCAGTTTATGGATATTTTTGATAAACTCGGTTATGATAGAGACGATGACTGGGATACTAATGGCTGGGAACAGGATACCTGGTATTATTTTTCTAAAAAAGGTTCTAAAAGACTTTCTATGTATTATTGTGGATATACAGGAGAAATTTCTTTAGGTATTTGTGAGGAGGGACATTAATGGGTTATAATTATGATATTACAAAAATGAATAAATTATTCAGTTTGGCAGTTCAATATTATCCTAAGAAAAAATTAGCTCATGCTTTGCGGGTTGCTGATTATGCGACCGCAAAAGCTGGCCTTTTAAAAATGGATATAACAGAAGCTTATATGATTGCTTTGGCGCACGATTTGTTAGAAGACACTGAATGTCCAAAAGAAGACTTAATGTCTATTCTGGGAATAGAGAGTTATAATTCAGTAGTTCTTTTAACAAAAGACCCTCAAGAAAAATATGAAGATTATATTCATAAAATTCTTGATGCAAAAGATGATTATGCTTTCATCGTTAAACAGGCAGATATGAAAGACCATATGACTTTAACTGATACACTTACTGAAAAATTACGAGATAAATATATTCCTATATTACATTATTTCTTATAAGAAAGGATTTATGTATGAATTTTAACTGGAAAGAGAAAATATTTTTAATTATTCTTTTATGTGTATTATTTACATCTATAGGTATGTCTCTTCGTCCTAAACCTGCGGAAAAAATGCAAATTTTTCCATCTTATGACTGGGGAAGTGAAGAAGAAGAAGTTTTAGCTTATATTTCTGCAAATACAAATGGAACTAATAAAGATAAACAACAAGCTGTTATTGATTGTTTAGATTATGTATGGAATGCAAATCATCATTTTGACATTCCTGAATATGCTTCTGCAAAATATAAATTTTATATTGAACCAACCCCGCATGACTATGAACTTGTAAGACTGGTTAAAAAAGGACAATGGGCAACCGATGATTAAGGGAGAAAGTTTAAATACTTTCTCCCTTTTTTGATTTTTTATTAAAATTTTATTATAATATATATAGAGAATTAAAGGAAGGTGAGAAAATATGACAGACTTTAATACAATAATTAAAACTGCGAGTGGTATTCAAGACCATTATCTTGAATCTAAACAATACTTTGCTAAAAACAATATTGTAGGTATTTTTCTTCAAGGCAGTCAGAATTATGGTCTTGAAACCGAAGACTCTGATATTGACACAAAACTTATTACTACTCCAACTTTAAATGATTTAATTTATAACCGAAAACCTATGTCTACAACTCACTTTAGAGCTAATGGAGAGCATATTGACTTTAAAGATATTAGACTTATGTTTGATACTTTCCGCAAACAAAATCTAAACTTTATCGAGATTCTTTTTACCGATTATAAAATCATCAATCCGATGTATGAAAAAGAATGGAATAAATTAATTGCGGAAAATGAAGTTATTGCACATTATAATCCTTATTTTGCAGTAAAAGCTATGTCTGGTATTGCTCTTGGAAAAAGACACGCTCTTACCAAAGAAACTGAAGCACATAAAGAAGCTTTTGAAAAATTTGCATATGATCCAAAACAGCTTTATCAGCTTGTAAGGATTGATGAATATCTCGATAAATATATCGCTGGTGCGCCATATAAGGAATGTCTTTGTCCAGCCAATCCGCAATATCTAAAAGATATTAAAACTGGTCTTTACTCAAAAGAAGAAGCTATTAAAATTGCAGATGAGCATATGGCTCATATTGATAAAATTTGTATGCCATATACGAAAGATTCTGAATTTAACTATACTGATGAAGAAGCTGAAAATCTTCTTCAAGAAGTTCAAGCAGAAATTATGAAGAAAAGTCTTGCTTTTGAGTTGGAGGAAAAGAAATGATTAAGCAGTTTTTTGTAACAGGAGATACTCATGGTTGTATGGATCGTTTTGAATGGCTTGAGATACAAAATCCAAAAGAAACTGGTATCATCATTTTAGGAGATGCTGGCGTAAATTTTTATAAGAGTGCGGCAAGGCGGCATGATATTAAAATGCAACTTGAACAATATGGATGCACATTTTATTTAGTAAGGGGGAATCATGAAGCTCGTCCAGAAGATGTTAAAGGTATTGAAGAAGTTTGGGATGATGATGTTGCGAATTATGTTTTCATTGAACCCGGTTATCCTCATATCCATTATCTCATGGATGGCTCTAATTATGATTTTCTTGGTCATAATACACTTGTAATAGGTGGAGCTTATTCTGTGGATAAGTGGTACAGACTTGAAAATCATTATACTTGGTATCCAAACGAGCAGCTAACAGAAGCAGAAATGCAAGCTATTGAAACAATGTACGCAGGACAAAATTTTGATTTTGTCTTTACTCATACTTGTCCATTAAGCTGGGAGCCGACTGATTTGTTTTTATCTATGATTGACCAATCCACTGTAGATGATTCTATGGAAGTTTGGCTTGATTCTTTTAAAGATAAAATTAATTGGGATGTTTGGCTTTTTGGTCACTTTCACGCAGATAGAATGGAGCGCCCACATGTTGAACAATATTTTAAAGCAATCGAAGATTTAGAAGAGATATGGAAGAGATGGAACGATCCAAATTATTTACTTCCTACTTATTTCAGAAAATCTCCTAATTTTGATAAAGGAAAAACTGAATAAGTTTTTCCTTTATTGATTTTTTATTAAAATTATAATATAATATATATAGAAAGTTAAGGAAAGGATAAAAAGAAATGATTAAAATTCTTAAACCTGGTGAAAGATATGGCTATCGGTTAAAATGTTCAAAATGTCATTGTGTATTTATTGCATCACAAGATGAATGTCGAAATTCTATTTTTTCTTATTTTAGATGTCCAGATTGTGGAAGTATCGTTGAAAAGAAGCTTTATACTAAAAAAGTAAGACTTGACTAAAGAGAGGATTGATATATTATGAAATATTTTATTGACTTTGAAGCAATGCAGTTTTCCAATTATATTATTTCTGTTGGATGTGTTCGAGAAGATGGAAAAGAATTTTACTCTCTTGTACATACGCCAGAGAATACAAAGAAGAATGTTTCTAAGTTTATCACTGATTTAACAGGCATTACGACAGAAATGGTTGAGGCAGCTCCTTCTCCAGAAGAAGTATTCAATAAGTTTTTTGATTTTTGTTTTGAAGATTGCGGCGATGATATTCCTGAGTTTTATTGTTATGGGAATTGTGATACAGATTTTATCAAAGCAACCTTCCGCAAAACAAATAGTTTTAAAGCAAAAGCAATTCTTGGTTATATGAATACAGATATGAAGGATTTTGCTCCTGCTGTTAAGGTGCATTTTGGTTTAATCAAATTGATTAATCTCGCTAAAGTCTGCGAATACTTTAGAGGAGAAGAAATTGTTCAGACTCATAACTCTCTTGATGATGCAAAGATGTTAAAAGAAGTTTATGAAGGTTGTAAAAATGAAAAAACTTCTGACGTAGATGCAAATGTCTTTATGGAATATAAAGAAATTACAACCGACCAAATTGAATATGAAGATACTCGTTTTGATGTTTTCTGTTGTCCTACTAAAAACTTTGAAGAAGAAAGAACTAAGAAGTTTGAAAATCTTAAAGAAGCAGTTGAATATGTTAAATCATATGACAAGAGCATGAGAAATAACCCAACTGTAAATGTAAACAATGTAGCCAAAAGGATTAAAAAATCCTACAATACAAAGAAACAGTATAACTTCTATTATTGGAAATTTGAGGTGAAATAATGATTAAACTTTGGATTGATGATATGCGGCCCGCACCAGATGAATCTTATATTTGGATTAAAAGTGTCTGGGACGCAAAAATGTGTCTTACTACTCGGGTTAGACCAGAAGGAGATATTCTTGAAGTCGATGAAATTAATTTAGACCATGATGCTGGTGATTATTACCAGAAAGGTGGAGACTATATTAAAATTCTCGATTGGCTTGAAGGTTGCCAAAGACTGCGGGGCTGGCATATTTATGCAACTTTTAAATTTCATAGTATGAATCCTGTTGGAGTTCAGAATATGAAAAGAGTCTGTAAAGAAGCTGGTTGGAGAGTTGAATAATGGACTATTGGAAAAGACAAAGATTAAAAGAAATTATGAAGCACATTGTAATTGTGGTGCTTATTATCGCAGCCTGTATTGGAATTGTAGCGGGGATAAAGAAGTATTATGACCAATTTTATTTAAAAACTGAAGTAAGAACAGTTGAAGTTATAAATAAAGAGGATGATGTGCATCACTCTGTAGTAATGAGTGGGAAGGTTCTTATTCCAGTTACAACTCATTCATATTATTTATATGGTGTAAATAATGAAAAAATAACAGTTTCTTCTTCTATATTTAATACTATTAAAGAAGGAGATGAGATACAGGTAAAATGCACTTATGTTTACTATAAAAAAGATGATTCTTTACATAAAATAGAGTATGAATATTTAGAGGAATAAAATATGAAAATTAAAAACTTTTTTGGACATTTAAAAACTGTATGCAAACATAAATATTGGGTAGGAAAATACTGCTTTAAAATTGGTCTTTATAAGCAGGGAATTACACATGATTTATCTAAATTTTCTCCTGTTGAATTTTGGGAAGGTGTCAAATATTGGCAGGGGACTCGTTCTCCAATAGATGCTTGTAAAGAGGAAAATGGGATGTCCTTTGCTTGGCAGCATCATAAAGGTCGGAATCGACATCACTACGAGTACTGGTTCGATAACCTTGATAAAGGTGGCACCGCACTACCAATGCCAGACAAGTATCTTTTGGAATTACTTTGTGATTATTTAGGTGCGGGACGTGCTTATATGGGAAAAAATTTTACATATGAAGGAGAATATAAGTGGTGGCAGAATAAAATTAAAAATCCTATCGCCATGCATCCTGCTACTAAAGCTTTTATAGATAAAGTATTATCTCGTTTAGCGTGGAGAGAGCAAAATGGCATTGGAAATAAGGCATTTCTAAATAAAAAAACCCTTATCAAAATTTACCACGATTGTTTGAAAGAAACAGACCTTAATTGATTTACTTTTAAAAATTTTATATAATATATTTACAATAAATAAAGGAGATTGATAGGTATGCTGAATGAAAAGAAAGAAAGAGAGCTTGCTTATGTTGTCAAAGTTGACGAGATTCGTCCTATTGAAGGAGCTGACAGAGTAGAAGTAGCTATCGTAAATGGTTGGCATATTATGGTTCGTAAAGATCA